AGAATAGCGATGGTAACACCAACGTTCGTTTTCATCAGAAGGACACGCTGAAGAGCTTAGTTGCGGATTTGAGGTCAGATAATTATATCTACTATGTTGAAGGTAATAATGTAGTTTTCAATTATTATAGCTATCACGACAAAGTAACAGAAGAAGAATATAATAACATGCTTAAAAATATAGACTATTCTCTATTGCCGGAAGGAATTAAATTTGAATTCAAATAATAATAATAGAACTATGAGTATAACAGATTTTTATAACGGGCGCTTTGTTAGCGGTAAAATATTAAAGCGTGATTATCGCATTATATGGCAACGAATTGTAATAGCTACAGCCGCTTTGTGTGGAATGTTCATTTTTATGATGGCTATTCAGTTAATGTGTTGGTTATCTAATTTGTGTAACTACGTTTTTAGGTAATAGCATGAAGTTAATAACGAAATTTAAGCCCGAACTAAAAGAGTTTATAAGCCTGCAAGGGTTGAATATCAATGATACAATGAAGGCAGTGAGAAACGGAAATCTGTTTATTTATAAGGCAGAAACAAAGCGTGAAATATTGTATCATGGTATTACTAATTTAAAGCACCCGTATATATTATCAGAGCATAAGCTTCCATTATAACAAAAAGTTATAACTGTTTTGGTAATATATATAATATATATAATATATATAATATAACAATAAAGTAGTGTATGAAAACTTATAAAAATTTTGAAGAAGACTTTGAGAAGGCAAAAGCAAACATGGAACTTCTGGAAAACATTGTGTCTGTAGGCATTCCAAAGAAACAAGCGGTTTACTTTAATAGCATATCAGTAGATAGTAAGTACAGCATGGGACAAAGAACGTATCTATACGTAGGTGATAAATTGGTGCATTGCAATGATGAAAGAAAGTTTTATGTAGGGCACAACAAATTTATTGAAACACACGGAAAAATAGTTGTCCGCTTCAACAAAGGAGAATTTAAAAAGTATATGGCTATGTGCGAAGAAATGTATAAAGCCCTTGCAATAAAGGCGAACGCATCTAAATATATTTCTTTAGTGGATAACATAAAAGACTTTATAAAGCCTAATATTGACCTTAAAAACAGCCAGTTTAACAAGAGCAAGGGAATAGGGTGTGTTTACATAGAAAGACAATTTGTATAACTTCTAAATATTAAAAACTATGGCATTAATAATAATTATCGGATTTATTGGCTGTTTGTTGTCTGGAGAACTCATTAAATTAGGCAGATAATGGGAAAGTTCATGCTTCTACTATTGGTGTGGGATATTGTGGCTTTATTTGCCATCATACTACGTCCTAACTTCAAACATAGTAGTGATGTTATCAGTTGGCTTATAGCCGGAATAGCTTTGTCTGTAATAATAATAATCAGTTAGTAATAAGATGGATAAATATGTTTACTACCTTCGTGTATCAACGAATAAACAAGGTGATAGCGGTTTAGGGTTGTCAGCCCAAGAAAAGACTTGTATAGACTATATTAATAGCAAAGGTGGAATTATTTGTGGTAAGTTTGTAGATGTGGCTTCGGGAAAAGACTGTTCCCGTGTGGAGTTGTGGAAAGCTATAGAGTATTGCAAAGCTAATAGTTGCACCCTTGTAGTGGCTAAATTGGATAGGCTTTCAAGAGATGCCGAGTTCGTTTTTCATGTAGTAAATACGGGCATAGATATATATTTTTGTGACCTTCCAGTAGTAAATACTATGGTATTAGGTATCTTTGCATCCGTTGCACAATACGAACGCGAACTAATTAGCAAACGTACAAAAGATGCGTTGGCAGCAAACAAGGCACGCGGCATATTATCCGGCACAGCTAATAGCAATTATCGAATTGACGAAGAAAGTAAGAAGCAAGCAAGTAGAGCAAGTGCAAGAACGCGAAACAGAAAAGTAGTAGAAAGTGCTGAGTTCGCTTGTTTTTGTAGAATACTACGAAAAGTAATACCTATGCTGAATGAAAATTCTACAGATGAAGAACTGTTCTTTTTGAATTGGACTAAATACCGTACAAGTTTTGTTCTCACCCAGTGTCACAAAGCGGAAATAAAGGAACTCATGCAGGAAGCCAATAGAAACAACAACAGATTGTTTATCGGCATTGACTTTACGAATGCTAATTTTTATCAGTATATTAGTAGCCGCGTACAAGCTACGTTCAATTCAATTTCTAAATACAAAGAATATAATAACCTATAAACTAAAAGGATATGAGAATTCTTCAAATTGCCCTAATAACACAAAAGGGTAACGTCTTTAATGTAAAGATGCAGATAGACAAAATTGTCTTTGAGAGTAAAGAAGAAGTAAGGGAAAAGCTTCTTTCTGTATTTGCCAATAGGCAGGATGCTGTAGTAGACGTTGTAATTCATTCCATACAAGACGAATTAGAGCTTTCTGACTACTCCAATGAGCAACTTAAAGCAGAACTAAAAAGAAGGTCAAATATCGCGCGCATGAAAGCTATTAGAGAAAAGCCCAAGTATTATTATTGGGAAGGTACTATAGTTGATATTCTGAAGCGATATAATAGGTTTGCCAATTGGAAATTTAAAATAGATTCCGAAGAACTGGCGGCAAATGAAAATTTTTCGTATCTGAATAAATGGCATGGTTTTGAAATGATAAGCGGTGCTTTCAATATGACAACTGCACCAAAAGTTGGGGATAGGGTCAAATTAAGGTATCGTGTAGTAAAAAGTCATTTTCGTTCCTATAGAGATTCTAAAATCGTATCAGTAATAGAACGGGCTGACTTGTCAAATGAAACAGTAATAGCAGGCAGTGACTTGTAAACTAAAACCATAAAGAGATGAAAGCAATATTAATAGCAACAAAGGAAACAATAGAAGTAATAAAAGCTGGGGAATATACCAACATTTACGTAACAGAGGATGGCAGTCAGTCCTTCTTAGGTGATGAACTTATTCTTATTGATGAAGTGAAGGAAGAAGCAAAAGAACGGGATTGGGAAGAGGTTAGGATAAATGCTGCAATAGCAACAATGCAAACACTTTTAAATAATCCACAATATGAGAACAAATCAATAATAGCCATAGCTGACATGAGCGTAAGTATGGCTGATGTATTGGTTAAAAAGCTGAAAGGAAAATAACTATGTAAAAGTTGAGGTATGAAACATATATTGGATTGGTATAATGAAAATACTCCTCAAAATGAGGATGAATACGAAAAGGATGCTTGACAAGTGCTGCAATAATAGCAATAATCTTCATAGCATTAACAGTAGCAATAATAAATATTTGATTTGAAAATGGAGAAACAACCAATTAGCATACAAGACGTGATACAAGAACTTCGCGACTTGTTCAGAGTGACAAACAGAGGATTTTCAAGCGAGATAGACGGGATATTCTTTATTGACAAAAGGCAATATTCCGCATCCGAGGTACACATGAAGCTTGAAATGTACTTCAATGACAAGTATATAATCAACGGACTTTGTAAGATATATCCGAATTGTGTGACTTATACACGATTTGAGATTAAGAGCATCGACAAGCTGATACCTAACTATAGACTCATGGGAGGTTATACTCCCGAAAAGGAGGACAGAATTATGGCGAAGAGTATATTTACTCCAATGGAAAAGTTTAATGAGATTTTGGCGGTCTATAAACTTAAATCAAGCAATATTGGAGAGTATGAGGGAAAGCATATCAGAGTATTACACAATGAGAAGAAGTGTTTGATTACTACCCATGCCGGATGAAGCTATTTGACTACCATAATTGGCATCAGCTAAGTTATCCTATGCACGGGAACAAGGATTGGGAGAAGGAACTAAGAACAATAATCGAAAAACTGATAAAACAATGAAGAAGTTAGTAATGACATTGATTGGCTTGCTTTCACTGATGGCAAGCATGCAGGCGCAAACAGATTGGAAGAGCCAGCTTAACTATTTGTATGGTACATGGACTGTACAGTATGTACAAGACCACAACGACAATGTAAGTACACCGCCAAACTTGGTTAGAATGAAGTTCAACCGGGATATGACTTGTACTATAACCCAAGACGGACATAAGATACAAGGCACATTCAAAGCGGAACAATTCATGCAAGGTGAGTTTGAGTTGTTTACTGGACTTTTCGTGCAAGTATATGCCAACAAAAGCAAGAAGACAATTCTGTACTTTCAAGTGTACGACATTAATAGCAACAAGGGAGTTATCAGCGTGCCTGAATTGAAAGAGTATTGGCAGATAAAAAAGAACCTATTTGAGCTGGATGATTAATAATTGTTAATAGTTTGACTTGTTTTTTGGAAGTTTCAAAAATAACAGCGTTCTTTGCATTGCAATCGGGAGGTAAGATGCTCGGTGATAAACGATATTAGGATTCAATAGCAATTCAACATATAGCTTACATTGGCACATCTTACCTGCAATCGTGCAGCCTGCCAGTGTATAGCAAATCTAAAAGCACTGGGAGTTTTCTCGGTGCTTTTTGTATTTATTGAAAAACATTCTTATATTTGTGGTGGCGATAGGCTGGAGTAGCTACCAGTTGACAAGTCTCTTTTCCATACCTTCGGACTTCGCCACCATTTCATTTAGAAGGTATATCATTAAACATTGAAGTTATGGAAAGACAAACTAAAGGAATTTGGATTCCAATTGAAATTTGGGAAGATAAAAATCTTTCTTGGAATGAACGTATATTGTTGTTGGAGATAGACAGCTTTACTACCAAGGATAAAGACTGTTTTATTAGCAATGAATATATTGCCAATCTTTTGAATGTGAGTGAAACAACAGCAAATAAAATCCTTTCATCATTGATTAAAAAAGGATATGTCATTAAAACAGCATTTGATGGCAGAAGAAGGTATGTCAAATCAGCCTTGCAGTTAAAAACAATTCAGCCTTGCACTTTAGAGCAACCCTGCCTTGCACTTTACGACAACATACTTAATACAAGTAATAATACAATTAAAGAAGATAATATTATCATATTATCTAAGAAAGCGGAAGACAATGCAGAGCATGCCAATGTCAATCCCTTATTAGAATATAATGATGGCGTTAAAAAATGTTCTAAAAAGAGTAATAAGGTTAAATTTGATGTCCGTGCCGACTTGTCCTATGTCAGTGAGGAACTGAAAGATTATTGGAGCATTTGGCTTGACTACAAGGACGAAATCAAGAAACAGTATAAGACTGAACGGGGCGCAAAGATGATGTATTCCAAGTTGGAAAAGTACTCTGATGGCAATCCAATCCTTGCAAATGCCATTGTTAACGAAGCCATCTGTCATAGCTGGGACGGATTCTATTCATTATCCGACAAACAGAAAGATTTTTTCCTATCGGATAAAAGCCCTTATAGGAGCGAAAATTCCAATTCTTCCTATATAGCTAAGAGATTGCAGGAGTTGGACGAGAAAATCGAAAAATACAAATGATATAACATTAAATAAAGAGTATTATGAAGCGTAGGGAGTTAAAAATTGGAGATATTATTCAAGTTGGATATAATCAAGTCAGAGTTGTACATGATGAAAAAGTTTCGTGTGACGGTTGCTATTTTAGACCGATTTGCAATAAAGGTTATGAAGCCTTAGTATGGAAACAAGAAAACTTTGGATTTTGTTCTGAAAATGAGAGATTAGACAATATCAATGTTCATTTTGAATTAGTAGAATGATATGGAAGTAAAGAGTGGAAGAATGTTTGAGAAAGAGATACTTCCTTTCATGGAAGAAAGGATTATGAAAAAACTCCGTACATACAACGTATATAGCATAAATGAGTACGAAGACATACAGAAGGCGGTGAGGTATTCAATAAGGTTTTGTAAGAAAAATAAAATTGTTAGATATGGAAATAAAGAACGGAATAATCATTGACGGAGTGCTGCATGAAATGGAAACGAATGAAAATATCCCATGTATGAATTGTTCATTAAAATATTACTGCGATGAACTTGAAAATAGACATTCTATATGGTTATGTAGTGTTCATCCTTGTTTAGGTTTTATCAATCGTGGCAAAGTGACTAACATAGAAATAGAGGAGGAAACGAAATGACAATACGAGATTTAGCGCATTTATTGCTTACTGCACCAGATTTAGATAGAGATGTAAAGATATCCACCGAAGGCTATAAATCTCATATTACAAGGGTGGAATTTATAGAAAACGGTGAGTTTCTAATTGGTTCAAACGAGTACGACATGGATAAGGTTACAGTAATAACTGAAATTGAAGTAAAATCTCCATACGATGAAGAACCAAAAATATTTTAACGATAAATAGAGGAAGCAGAAAATGAAGGGTAATATATTTGATAAAATCAGAAAAGCTGAATATAAATATTTAGAATATATGCTTGCTTGTGATGTCATAGTCAAAGAAGCGCAAAAGCATATAGACTGGAATACTGATGTTTCGTGTGAATATTATCCCGATGATGGTGTTTGTATAATGATAGAGGAACATGTTTGTCCTGCATCCATATTCTTTAAATTGGTTGAAGAATCAGAGAATGGTATGGTTGAGAAGAACACCTATATGAAAAATTGCATTTAACATAAAAGTAGAGATATGGATATAGCTCCTATTATATTGAAGGATAATCTATCTAAGGAACAGATAGAATATCTACAGAAACAGAAAGCGGAATATAAACTAAAGAATAAAGTTAGATGTGTTCCGGGTCATACATTATTTTCTTTCAATCAAAAAACGAAAGAAATAAAGAGGGCTGAAATTGTTAAGGAAGTATCTGTAGGGTTGAATATGAAACCAGTAACCACTTCTAAAACAGTCATTGAACCGGATTGCTATTATGAACAAGCCTTAAATGAGAAAAATTTTAGGAAAAGACTAAAAAGAATTGGATTGATATAATTACTAAAACATAAAGTTATGAAAACAGAAAATATGACATTTAGTGAAGCCCTTGAAGCGATGAAGCAAGGGTACAAGGTGAAAAGAGCGAGTTGGACTGCTGGCTATATTTATTTGAAAAACAAGGATATTGTTTATGATGATTGTGACAATAAGTTTGATGGTGTCAGTATAGACTATATCTTTGCTACTGATTGGGAAATATACAACGAGCCAAAGCCCGAACCGAAGTTTGAAATTGGGGAATTGGTTATGATGCGAGATAGGATTGATTTAAAATGGTTTCCAGAACATTTCGCCCATTACGAACCAAAGAAAGAAGTTCCATATATGGCAATAAGCGGAAGAGATTATGTGCAATGTGCCAAATTTGATAAAGACATAGTATTCACCAATAAACCAGCAAAGTTATGATACAGAAAGCAGAATTTGAAAAGTTGCAGTTTGGGGACAAGCTTGCACAAATAACTGAGAATGGAGAACTTTACACCTATAAATACATAGGTCGTGACCCCGGATGGGAAAACGGGTATGCCTTTTTGAGTGGTGGAGATGGTAGTAGTGCATTACATTACAACCGTGATTTTATAAATAAGTTGTTCTTTTATGATTGCTATTCTGAGATAAAGAATATAGCAGATGTAAGGAAAGCACGATATTATCGTCAATGGCTGGAAGAATATGAAGGGAGGGTTAACAAGTAATGGATATACATGTAATGAAGCCGGAAAACCAGATACTCATTGTAGACGAAAAGGAGTTTTACCGGATAAAGAAAAAGGCTGAAATGATAGACAGCGAAATAGAAGCAATGGTGGAAAAGCGTTTTTTGGAATACGTGAAAGATAGCGGTATCAAACTTTCCTACGAAGTGAATGGAATACCTTATATATTTCATTATGATTTGTTGAGTGAATTGAACTATGAGGAAAGAGGATATCCGGAATCCGTGTCAGAAAAGGTGAAGCATGTTATCGCAGACGATATAACCGAGGCTTTGAATGATAAGCTTAAGGGATTGAAAGACGAGGCTTTGAATTATGCGTTAAGCGAGTTTGACAAGCGGAAACACGGTTTAGAGGCTACTGTAAAAATATGGAAACATTTCGCATTAATCTTTATCATTACGACTATTGTTTTAACATTTAGATTATTTATACAATTATGACCGAAGAACATGTAACATTAGAGACAGCGAAGCTGCTGAAAGAGAAAGGGTTTCTACAAAGGAAATATCTTATAGATGTTTCTACTTTGCATCATTGTTATAAATACCTATCTGTTCCACCTCAATCGGTAGTTCAAAGGTGGCTGCGCGAAAACAAGAACCTACATGTACTCTCTACTCCTAAAGTAGTAGAGAGTTATAATAAGATAGGAGAAGTCGTTAAAACCGAAGTAGAATTTTATTATTGGGATATATATGTCGTTGGCAGCAATAAACATAAACATATCATCCAAAATTGCTTCACCAATCAATTTAATACCTACGAGGAAGCACTGGAAACAGGAATTAGAGAAAGTTTAAAACTTATATGATTATGATACAAGAAATAAAAATCGGAGAAGTTTTTGAGTATAATGGTATCAAATTGAAGGTTAGAAAAATGTCGCCTTGGGGAGAATGTAGAAAGTGTTTCTTTTTTAAAGAGGGTAATGTAACATGTGGCGGTCCTAAATGCGCTGCTTATGAAAGAAAAGATAAAAACTATGTTTACTTTGAAAAAGTGGAGGAGGGTAAATAATGCACCAGTGTGACTATTGTTGTTGGTATAACGAAAGATACGGGAATTGCGATTGTCCGTATGTAATGAAGAAGTTGTCTTGTGATAAAGCTAAAAAGGAGAAAGAAAGGAGTGAGAAATGAAATTAAAACATCCATTAGATTGGTATAACGAAAACACACCATCGGAAGATGAAGAATACGAAAAGGGATGTCTATCTATCGCCTTGATAGTAGTAATCATTTTCATTGCATTAACGGTTGTAATTTTATCTTACGAATTATGAAATCAAAACAAGTATTATCAATTGAGCAGATGAAGCACTTGCAGGAGCTTGGATTAGATGCAAGCGATGCAAGTATGTGTTGGCATGATGAATGCTACCCAAATATATCAGAAGATATGAAGTATAATTATGGACGATGCTATCTAAAACTTGGGAATTTAATCGGCTGCTTTCCTACTTATACTTTGCAGGATATCATACAGAAGTTACCGCCTTCTATCAATATATGTATGCTGCATATATATCCTGCTGCTGACTTGTGGTATTTCGTGTACATGGATTCTTACACCCGTACTATTCTAAGCACGAAGTATAGTCCGGATATTATGAATGCAGCCTATCAGATGTTGTGTTGGGTGATTGAAAACGGACATTTAGAAACAAACAAGTAATGATATGGAACGAATAGTAGAATTAAGAGGATTAGAAGGAGTATATTGTAGTGATGTAGTTCATGCTTATATGTCTTGCAATGCAGAAGACGTTCAAAAAGCTTTGGAGATTGGGATTCCATGTACTGGAGCAAATGACTACGGAGCGTATAACATCTATTTTGACGATTACGGAAGAATATGTTTTGAATATATGCAACGTTGTGTAACAAGAGAATACAGATACGTTGAATCAATAGAAGAGGCTATAGACTGGATGAATAGATTTATGAATAATGGAGGTTGATTATGGGTAAATATAGATACAGAGAAGTGAAGAATTATATCCACAACGAACTAAAGTTGACTAAAGAGGATATAAAGGAAATTATGGTTCCAATTGTGAAAGAGGAGGTTAAACGTATCTTTCAAAACACATATGGAAACGACGTTGATATAGAGAGGTGGGTTCGTTGTATGGTTTCCAACGAGATACAAAGACATGGTGATTACTCTATGATAAGGAATTTGTGCAGGGAGATAATTAAGGAAGAAATTGCCGATAGGTTGTCAATTGATATAAGTCTTAAAAAGAAAGAGGGGTAAAATATGCAGGACGAAATTTCTTGGAACGATAATACCTATTATGAAATTTATAATCCATATAGTGATATTTCTCCTTTAGAACCGTGTGATGCACCCAAAATGAGAAAATATCGCCCAAAAGATGATAGGTGCACAAACAAGCAGATTGCGAAACGCAGGAAGAGAAACAAGAACCGTAAAACACATGGAGGTTATGGTTTTATAGCACCTATGTGTAGAGATATTCTTAAGAAAGAAATAGTTGATAAAATATCAATAGAGGTAAATATAAGGCACTTATATACAAAGTGACACTTGATTCTTCTTCATAACTTTTGGTTATGCTCGCTCTTTTACATATTGATTGGTCTTATGAAGCGAAATGCAGATGTTAATAAGTATTGCTTCATTCTCTTGGATAGTTACGAACTTATTGATTGTATTGTACTTTATTTAATAGTATGACTATGAAAAAGACAGATAAACAATTAATATTCTCTAAGTTATTTCCTGACGAGGAGAGTTGCATTAGATACTATGAGGACAAAAGATGGGGTGGAAATCCGGTTTCTCCGTTTGACCCTTCATCTAAAGTCTACAAGTGTCGCAATGGGAAGTATAAATGCAAGAATACTGGTAGATACTTTGACGTGAAAACGGGAACTAAATTTGCTAACACAAAGTTACCACTACGATATTGGTTCTATGCAATGTTCTTGTTTCTATCGCACAAACGTGGCGTTTCTTCTTGTCAGTTGGCGAGAGATTTGGGTATTACTCAGAAATCAGCATGGAAAATGCTTCAAAAGATTAGGGATACAATGGGAGTTGAAAATGAACATAAATTGAAAGGAGAAGTTGAGATTGACGAAACCTTTGTCGGAGGCAAGAACAAAAATCGGCATAAGGATAAGAAAGTTGAGAAATGTCAAGGTCGTTCTTTCAAGGATAAAGTTCCGGTATTCGGAATGCTGGAAAGAAACGGTCATTTAGTAGCAAAGGTAGTGCCCGATACCAAAGTAAGGACACTGCTCCCTCTGATAAAAGGCTATGTTAAATTTGGAAGCGTCATATATACTGACGGCTGGGACTATGGAGGAATAACCAATGATTACATTCAAAGGTCAGTAGACCATGAGAAACATTACTATGGCTCTACCTACACAACAGATAAGGGAGAAGTCATACAAGTAAGTACAAATGGTATTGAAAATGCTTGGTCGCACTTTAAAAGAATGATATTTGGAACTTATTACTCGGTTAGTAAAAAGCACCTCCAGCGATATATTGACGAATATGTTTTCAGATTTAATACCCGAAACATTAGTGATATTGAGAGATTTAATTACTTTTGTCTAACATTTATAAACTATCATGGCTAAAAAGAAAAAAGAAAAGGAAACAATTAAGGAGGCAGAAGTCACAGCCTCAGAGAAGGAGTTTAATAAACTTCTTATGGGAATGAGTATTCCTAAAACAAATATTAAAAAAAAGAAAGTATAGTTTTTAAATAATGCTTTATGAATTTTATCATAGATTGTCAAATTTACCCTTTTCATATAATGGTACATTTTGGAAATAAAAAAGGCTTAATTATGAATTTGAAAAAATACGGTATAAATCTTTCACAAAAAGATATAAAAGGTAAATATAAAAGTCTATTTCTAAATGATAATCAGACTGTACTATACATGGATATTATACCTAAAACTATAGATGAATTATCTATTTTGCAACATGAAATTTTTCATTGTGTAATGTTTATATTGGATAAAATTGGAATAAAATTGTCATATAAAACAGATGAAATTTATGCCTATCTTATCCAATATATAACTAAACAAATTTACCTTAAAATATCTCCTACTTCTTTTTCTTAATCGTAGAAGGTGTTTTAATGGTTTCTACTATAGCAGTTTTTTTACGCCTTTTGGCTTCTTCTATTGGGATAAATTGCCCAGTTTCTGCATCTCTGCCAATTTTTCGTGTTTTAGCCATAACAATATATTTTATAAATGCAATCATGCCAAGTACAGAAAGTATGCTGATGAATGGCTGAATAACCTTACTGACGCTCAGATAGAGGGATTTGAAAGACAGCGTATAGGACAAATTGATAAATCGAAATGCGTATGAGTGGGAAAGATGTACTAAGGCTATTACTTATCAGTTATGGCTTTTGCCGTAATATTGAGATAAATACTTATATGGGTAACGGTGGATGGATTGGTTATGAAGTATCTGCCAACAATGACGATGGTATTGAATACTACGCAGTAGATTGTGAAGGTTTGCTTTTTCATATATACGAAATACAGAAATTTATGAGAGATGAAAATATTGAGCCTCGTATAATGTCGGGTAATTTTAGTAATAAGCATCTGCTTTTAGACGAACATTTGAACGATATTTTAAAAATGAATGAGAATCAACATTATTGTAAAACAAATCCGAATAAGTTATGAAACAGACAGTAGAAGCAGCAGCAAGGGAATATTCCAATGACCAAAGAAATAGGCAACATCATTGTGAACCGTACTGCATTGTTGATTTTAAGTCCGGTGTCGAATGGCTGTCAAAGCAGTCACCGTGGATAAGCGTGGAAGAACGTTTACCGGAATATTCGTGTTGGGTGCTTGTGGCAGGTAAGGACTATAAATATCGAATTTTGTTTTACTGTGGAGGTAAGTTTTATACGAATAAAAGTTTAATAGCATATGATGGGAGCGTTCTTTTCTGGATGTTTATCCCATCCTTCGACCAAATCCTCGAAGCGAACAAAGATGTGTTACAACGATTAAAATAGAAATTTTATGGAAGAACTAATTCACATTGATAATCTATGTTCACGTTGCGGCTTTTTTACATCTGATACATCAGTAAATGGTGGTTATGGATGCAATCATAAGGATTGTGACGATGGAGAATATATTTATAACGGAGATATAATTGACTGGTATAAAGCTTATAGAATTGTGGCAATAAGACTTACTAAAAGAAACATAAAATGCAACCGTAGGCTTGCCAAGAAGTTTTTGAAAAAGGCAAGATTTATTTTGGATAAGCATTGTGAAGCTTTTGGAATTAAATTCCAAGGAAAATGCCTTGCTTCAACATGCCCTTTGGGTTATTTGGCAGATAAAAATGATATTATTAGGTTTGGAGAAGACCCAGAACTCATGGCAGTAGATGATTGGCTTGTTATAGAAAACAACGAATAAAAGAGAAAGGGGATTGATATGGAATTAAAGAAAGTAGGACAACTTAGAAAAATCATTGATAATCTTTCCGATGATTATGAAATCGAAATGCGAGTTAGGCGCAAACTGTCTGACGAAGAATTGAAGGGATGCGGATACCCTTATCCTTACGACACTGAATATCTTACTTTAGAATTTGATGATATCGGAGTGTCAGACAAAGTGTTATGTTTAGGTGTAACTTCTAAAAATTATTGATATATGAGTAAAATAAGACTAATACTTCGATTTCTGTTAACTCCTTTATGGCTCGCTATATTCATAGTCTATCTGCCAATATGGTATATACAAATGAGTTGGTACTATTTCAACTTTGGGGATTATTGGGATAGCTATTTAGTTTTATGGGATAGAGTAATGTTATCTCTAAAACTTAAAAAGAAATATTGATATGGAAACCCAAACGATTCAAATAAGAGGAGATAATGATGCAATAGCATACATTAATTTTGTAGATAGGGATTTAGCTGTATCTATCGTATATGGAGATAATCAGTACGATTTCACCATTGAACCCATTACCCTAAAAGCATTGGCATACGCCTATAAACTACATTGTGAAGAATGTGACGAAAAATACAATAAGGTATGAAAGCAAGAATAAAAGAAACCGGAGTTTTAATAGATGTAATTCCGAGAATAAATATCAATGCGCTATATAACGGAGATAACCTATATGTATGTGATAATAAGGTTTTCAGAGAGTGTGAACTTGATTTTTTAAATCTTGGAAATTCAGCCATTGATTGGGAAAAGCGACGCTACGAACTGGCGAAAGATTATTCTACAGAGTTTGTTAAACTACAGCATAAAAAGGGTATAACTGAGTGCGGCATACTATATCCAGATGTAGTATCATGGTCTGTAGAACTTGCTGACGCACTAATAAAGAAACTGAAAGGAGAATAACTATGGGATTTACAACACCGTGCTTTATACGAAAGAATACGCCAGAGCTTAGAAAGAAGCTGGAAGAGTTGAGATATAAACTACTTAATTCTGGTGATACAACTTTAGATGCACATAATTATGATGGCAAGGGAAGTCATAAAAGTATTGAAGAAGGAAGAGCAATCATTACATTCTATGGGAATTTATATGGGGTGATATATAATGTAGATACTGTCACCAAGAAAGGAAGGGTCGATTGTGGAGCTAATGAGTTCTTGTTTCTTGCCATTGCTGCATTGAGATATGATACAGACGATAGCCAATGGTTCACGGATGGGGAAGATTGGTTCTTATGCCAATATCTGAAAGTAGGAATGCACTACCAAGACAAACCGGAAATACTATTTGATAAGTGGCATAAAGCCTCCGTGGACGAACTGATTGAACACTTTAAACAATAACAGCATGAGAAAATATAGAATTGAAAACTATGGCATTTATAAGAACATCTTTGATGTACAAATGAATACTTGGTGGTGCGGATGGATTACGATAAAAACATTCGTAGCAAGCGATATTTGTACTGATAGTATTGATTATGCAAAAGCCTGCGCACAAGAACTATTGGATAAACTAAGGGAGGAACTACCATGAATGAAATAACTATTAGACAATGGTATGACACCTTTAAATCGGGTGAAGAATTGGTCGAAGTTCGTATAGTAGACAATGCTTATAAACGAACTTATTCCGGCTACTTTACTGATGTAAACACCCTGCTCAACGAAATTAGGAAGTATGACAACTGTAACATCTACTTCACATTGAATGCCATCAATCCAGCATGTTATGACAGAGAGCAGCATGATAGGATTGTTACCAAACCAAAGTCAACTACTTCTGACAATGACATTGTTGGAAGAGATTGGATATTGATAGACATAGATACTAAGAAGCCATCAGACACAAACTCAACTGATGAAGAGAAGGAGATGGCGAAAGAAGTAGTCAACAATGTATTCAAGTTCCTACGGGATGAAGGTTTTGAAAAACCAGTAGTATGCGATAGCGGCAATGGTTTCCATCTACTGTACAAAATAGCCATGAAGAATAGCAATGAGAATACTACAATCTGTAAAGAGTTCCTGCAAGTTCTTGATATGCTATTCTCTAATCCGAATGTAGAAATAGATTGTACTACACATAATGCAAGCCGGGTATGCAAACTTTATGGTACATTTAGTCGAAAGGGAAGTAATACCAAGAAGCGTCCTCAAAGGGAAAGTAAGATACTAAGAATACCAGATGAAATTAAAATAACTCCAAACGAATACTTTGCCAAAGTTGCTGCCATGCTCCCGAAACCGGAACAACCGAGCAAAAGCAATTACTACAGCAATGAGAAGTTTGACTTAGAAGCATTTCTAAATAAACACCACATTGCGGTGAGAAACATTGTAAGGACATCATCATTCACAAAGTACATACTTGACGAATGCCCATTCAATAGTTCACACCGTGCTCCGGATTCAGCAATCTTTGAGATGTCGAATGGAGGACTTGGCTTTAAATGTCTGCATTCAAGTTGTTCTCAATATACATGGAAAGACTTTCGGTTGAAGTTTGAACCGGATGCTTACGACCACAAGGAATACCAAAGGCATGAACATAAGATGCAATACTATTCTCAACAAAAGAAAGAACCTTTTGTACCAAAGAAGGAGGATTCCGCTAAGGGAAAGAAGTGGCTGGCTATGACTGATGTTCAATATGTGGATATGAGTAAGATGGCTTCAATCCCAACTGGATATAAGGAACTTGACAAAAAAATCATTGGTTTATTGCTTGGAGATGTGACTGTATTGTCTGGCGGCTCTGGTGCGGGAAAAAGTAGCTGGATAGATTGTGTTGCTCTGAATGCTATACAAAGAGGATATAAAGTAGGAATATGGTCGGGAGAGTTACAAGACTTTAGATTTCAAAGTTGGATAAATCAAATTGCCGCTGGTAAAAATTATGTATGCAAGAGAGAAGGCTTTGAAAATTATTACTATGCTCCTAAAAATATTTCCAATCAGATAAGTAATTGGTTAGAAGGCAAACTATTCCTTTACAACAACAATTATGGAAGTAAATGGCAACAACTGTTTGCTGATGTAAAAGAGCTTGTAGACAAAGAAGGTGTACAGCTTATTGTTCTTGATAACTTGATGGCATTGCAGATTGACAACTATGAAGGTGATAAATATACCCAGCAAACTAAGTTCATCAATGACTTAAAAGAATATGCTAAAGCTAAGAATGTGCATGTGCTGTTAGTATGCCATCCAAGAAAAGAAGGTATATTCCTACGAAAAGAAAGCATATCTGGCACAGCAGATTTAACTAACTTAGCTGATTCTGTATTCATCATACATCGAATAGGAAAAGACTTTGAACAGAGGGCAGGGGAGTTCTTCGGCAAGGACAAAGTTCTGCCATATCTAAAGTATAACTCTGTAATTGAGGTCTGCAAGAACCGAAGCATGGGAGTGATAGACTTATTAGTAGGCATGTACTATGAGGTCGAATCCCGTAGACTTAAGAACGAAATATCGGAAAACATTGTCTATGGCTGGCAGGAGCAGCCAGCACAGTTGACATTTGAACCGACACCCGAATCTGATGTTTCTGACTTACAAGACATATATGACAATATGAGCAATCAATTACCGTTTGGTAACGAATTGCAGGAATTACCCTTTTAAAATGGAAAATAAAATCGAATTTACGAAAATAGAGCAGTATTTACCGAAAGAAGGCGAAGAAGTTCTATTCCTCTGCGAAAATAATATGATTTTTCACGGGGAATATCTATTAGGTAATTGGTTCATGTATTCACCGGAATATAGTAGCAAAATAATAAGCACTATCTGCCGATTCAGAGTAGTCGGGTGGGTAGGAATAAATAACTTTAGTTTTTAATCAATTAAAAGAATTAATCATGTTAGTACAATTAATGGAAGCAAAAGTTTCTTACGTTAAAATCAACGAAAGAGGCAAGCAAAAGAGAGTAACAGAAAAGTATCTTGTAAACGCTATGAGTTGCACGGAATGCGAAAAGCTGATGAATGAAGAACTGTCTATCTACCAAGCAGAAGAGTTTTCAGTTCTTGCAGTTGGACGGACGAACTTCCAAGAATTTTTGGGAGATAAGGACAAGGAGGACAAGAAGCTGTTTATGGTAAAGCTCAACTACATTACTCTGAATGACGATGGTGACGAGAAGAAGACACCTTGCATGTTGATTGTTGAAGCTGATACAACAGAAGAGGCAACAAACACTGTCAAAGAAGCTATGTCCGCTTCAATGGCTGATTGGAGAATCGAACGAGTTGTTGAATCTAACTATGTGGATATTGTGAACTTGTAGTTTGTAATCTCGTTTATTTTAAGTCGAAAGGGAGGGAGTAACAATCGTGCTTTCTCTCTTTCTTTTAACACAATTACGACCTCTTTTTTTTGGAACTTTCCAAAATTTCAGCTACTTTTGTCACTGTAATCAAAACCAAATTTACAATGAAGATAAAATTTAAGAAGCTGGATAAATCAGTTCCTTCACCATTCAAGAAATACCCATCTGACTTTTGCTGGGACTTATACGCTACTTCATGCGAGGAAATTGCACCTAACGTTTATAAGTATGGATTAGGCATTGCGATAGAAATGGAAAGAGATTGGGAAACTATATTGAAAGGTTCTACTATAGATATGGGATTGAACACGGATATAGATTTATCCAAGTGCCCTTTTCATTTGTCGCTTGACCTTAGACCGAGAAGCAGCGTATGGGAAACTGGTATGGTCTTATCCAGCTGTGAGGGAACTATTGATGAACTTTACCGTGGTGAGATGTCAGCTGTATTTTATCATGTTATGCCCTCCATGCCAAAGTACGAAGTAGGAAAAAGAATAGTCCAAGCTAAGATAGGCATTACCTTACCAATCGAATGGGAGGAAGTGAAAGAGCTTTTTGATACCGACAGAGGTGCTAACGGATATGGTAGTACGGGACAAAAATAAGAACCATTATGGAAAAGTGGATAAGCGTAAAAGAATACGCAAGGAGAATTGGCAAGACTACTTCGGCTGTCTATTATATGATAGCTAAGAATAAAGTCGAAGCCCGTCACTTTGCCTATGGAAATAAAAAAGGTCACTTAATAAAAGTAGAAGATGGTGAAGATAAAAGTGAATGTGAAGACGAAGAACGATAGTATTCCGTCTGACACTACGAAGAGAAAGATGCCAGTTATCACAAATCCTAAGATACGTAGAACTCCTCGTAGAGATGATACTAATGTTGGTGATATACGTGTTAAAGTTAAATTTCAAAAAGATACGGTTAAAGCATCTCCGACTTTAGAGAACCCAGATGTTATTATTGAACCACGTCATAATGAAACACCAGTTGGAAATATTAAGTTTAGAGAAAGTAATGAATAGTTTATATCCTATATTAAGAAAAGTATTAGTTCAAGTAACTAAGATTGCCACAACAGTATTATTACTGATTGTGTTAATTGACTACTTTGAAAAACTTATAGCATTTAAGTTTGAAAGTGTGTATGAGGGTACAGATGGATATTACTATCTTTATACTCCTATATCATTTACCATTGCAGAGTATATTCAAATCTCATTCATTACTTCTCTATTCTTACTCATTCTTAGTATTTCATTAAGATTTTGTTGGAGGCATCAAATTGGCATTGTTTACCTTTTAATTCTTTGCGTCCAAAGAAACTTCAATGATGTCTTATTCACATCGAATTCCGCGTTTCTGACTATCTGCTACACTAACATAGCAGTCATTCTCGTTATCCTATTCTTAGGCATTCAGCAATTCTTTAGAAACATTAAATCGGGACAGCATTAGGTTGCTGCCCCACAAATAATATGTACTATAGCCTTGGGCGGGCTTTATAAAACCCAATTATAATGATATGAGCAATTTTATTGGTAAAAAAGTAATTATTAGAGCAGACAGAGCAGGAGTATTCTTCGGAACACTGAAAGAAAAGAATGGCAGTGAAGTTGTATTGACAGACTGCCGCAGATTGTGGTGCTGGTACGGAGCTGCATCCATTTCACAGCTTGCGGTCGAAGGGACAAAAAGACCAAGCGAATGTAGGTTTACCTTAGTCGTACCCACTATCACAATACTTGGAGTAATCGAGATTATTCCTTGTACGGAAGAGGCAGTCAAATCCATTGAGGAGGTAGACGTATGGAAGAACAGATAAAGCTATTTCTTAGCTCTGGCTCTGGCTCTGGCTCTGGCTCTGGCTCTGGCTCTGGCTCTGGCTCTGGCTATGGCGATGGCTATGGCTCTGGCTCTGGCTATGGCGATGGCTCTGGCTCTGGCTCTGGCTCTGGCTATGGCTATGGCTATGGCTATGGCTCTGGCGATGGCTCTGGCTCTGGCGATGGCGATGGCGATGGCTATGGCTATGGCTATGGCTATGGCGATGGCTATGGCTATGGCTCTGGCGATGGCTCTGGCTATGGCTATGGCTATGGCGATGGAATTAAAACATTCAATGGCGACAAAGTATATATCATTGATGATATTCCTACAATTATCAAGCATATTCATGACAATGTAGCTAAAGGATATATACTGAACGAAGACTTTACATTGACTAAAACATTTGTTGCAAAAGAGAATGGGAAATTCGCTCATGGAGAAACATTGCACGATGCGTTTGCTTCGCTTCAAGAAAAATTGTATGACGATTCAACCGAGGAGGAAAGGATAGAAGCTTTTAAAAAGCATTTTCCAGACTTTACTAAAAAGGTATCGGCTAAAGAATTATTTTATTGGCATCATGTGCTAACCGGTTCGTGCAAGCAAGGAAGGTTGTCATTCTGTATCAATAAAGGTATAGATATTGAAAAAGATTCATTTACAATATATGAATTTATAGAATTAACTAAAGAATCATATAATGGAGATATTATAAAGAAACTATTATGAGTTGCCATAACAAACTACAGCAGCTTTGCAGAAAGTATCTGAAAAAGTTGTACCGGAAAGCGAGAGATATCGGTCTTGATGAATTTGTCGAAAAGACTATTGCCGAAAACGAAAATGGACGATGCACAGCCACAGTAGAACAAGTCAATATGCTGGCTTCTCTATGTGGGGATGATAGAATAAAAAGGGAGGAAATTCCCGACTTACTCGGTCTATCCAACGAACAAAAGATTTTTAAGAGAATACGTAAATTTAAAGACAAAGGTGTCTACTCCAAAGTAGATGCTATAATACTAAAAGACCAAATGATATGAAGAAGATTAGACACAATTTCAACAAAGGGATTAAGCTGCATTTAGCTTGTGCAAATGACTTTCTTAGATTAGTAATGAATTGCATATATTTCAAAGATGGATATGCAATTGTCTCCAACGGAATGATATTAATTAAAGCTTGCCTAAATGAGATTTGTAACTTTAGAGAAGAAGAGAAGGAATTACTGGACGGTAAACTAATTAGTGCAAAGAATTTTAAGGAAATTATCAAGCATAATATCATTGAGATTGAAGAAGATGGTTTCCACGCTATATATGACGATTGGGATATAAAGTATAGGTTCGCAAATATAGATAGTAAATATCCCAATTATAACGAAGTTATAAGTCAATTCAAACCGGGATTTGCGGAAAAGGTACTTATTGACCCACTTAACATTGAATTGATAGCCGATGCTTTGAATGCAAGGAAAGGCATAAGATTTCATTTTCCTAAAGATGACAGCAAGGGAATTAAGATTACATTTTCCGACAAAGAGTTATCTCTATCCGAAGCTCTTCTAATGACTAAACTTGACTATTGATATGACGGAGCAAGAATACAAGGACTTGGTAAATAGTCAACCAAAGTATTACTATGAGCCAAGAGGAAGAGAGTGGGCTTTATATGAGCGAGAAAAGGACGGCATGGGAGGGACTAAGATATTTGAGCATTGGGATAGAGAAGTTGTCCGCAAGCGATGCTATGAATTGAATGGCTGGGATTATAAACCGTCAGATGAATAGCCTATGCTACAGAAGATGTGCAGGAAGTATCTAAAAAGACTTCTCCCAGCTGCAAAGGAAGTAGGGTTGGAAGAATTTGTAGTTACTACCATAGATAAAAACAAGTCGGGTACTTGTGTAGCCACCAGACAGCAGGTCGATATGCTTGCCTCAATGTGTGAAGATAATCGGGTTAAACGTGAAGAAATACCAAATATTGTAGGTAAGTCATACCGATTCTGTCTGACTGGTAATCTTTTTAAGAGAATACGTAAATTCAAAGACAAAGGACTTTATTCTAAAATAGATACTTTGTTGTTGAGTGAAGAACTAAAAACTAAATGACATGTTTGAAGATAAAAAAATAGGTGAAAGATTTGAATATGAAGGAGTAACCTTAGAAGTGGTAAATGTGCTTGATTTCCCTTGTGGAAAATGTTTCTTTTATCAGAAAGAATGTGATAATATATACTGTTTACCGCATCAGAGGAAAGATGAAGAGAGTGTATCTTTTAGAGTGGTTGAAAAGGAACATATTAGTACTGTTCAAGACTGCAAACTGGCAGTTGAAGTAACCGAAAAAAAGGCTATTGAAGCGGCAAAGGAAATGATAGTAGATGTATTTAACGAAGTACACGGTATCAATCAGACTATGTACTTGGAGGACTTTGTAGCAAGACTTAAAAAATAAAAGATGGCAGTGAAGTTTAGACATAAAGAAACTGGCTTGTTTTGGTGTAGGGCAAAAGGTCGTTCTCCGTCAAGAAATGAATATTATGAATTAGGGGAAGAAAGTATCTTTAGAAAAAGGCATTTATCTAAGCGTGGAGCGATTTACGAAACCGCTACTGAAAAGCAAAAACGAGAATGGATTGGTAAAAAACATGCCGATGAATTTGAAATTGTTAAAGTATAATGTTATGGTAAGAAAAATAAAATTTAGAGGAAAGGACATTGATACGGGAGAATGGAGATATGGATATCTCTCTTTCTTCTATACTGCCGGAAGGGATAAAAACGGATTTATCCTTACGGATAAGGCTCAAATATATTCCCCAGAAGACGGATGCTGCTACGACGTATTGGCTGAAACCGTTGGGCAGCTTACTGGAAAAACCGACAAGAATAGAAAAGAAATCTACGAACATGATTTGCTTCAAGACGAAGAAGGAGTTATTTATGAAATTTGGTATTCGGAAGAAAAGGCGTGTTTCATGGCAGAAATGGTAAATCCTCAAAATGATATGGTAGATATTCTTGGAGGATATGGCACTGAAAGATGTTTTGAGATAGTAGGTAACAAATTTGATAATCCTAATTTGTAAAACGATGAAAAAACAAACTTGGAAAATGCACTTTAATAAAGGAGTGCCATGTACATGGGAATATGAACCTTATGATGAAGAAAGAGAAAACTATACCTTTGAAGCAGACTTATACATAAAGAATTATGGCGGAGGCTATTCATCAGCAGTAATTTACCTTTGTCCGTGGCAAGAAAGGAATAAAGACTTTTGGGACTTAAAGGTCAATTATCAAGTATTTATGAGCGATTCTATTGATATGATTCAGAACGCAGTCAAAGGTAGAATCAAAGGTACATTTACTTGGGTAAAGGAAGGGTCTAATTATGGGATTAAATTAGTAGTAGCTAAAGAATAATAGTATGGTAATAAATACAAGATTCAGTGTTCTACCTACAAGGATATACAATATGTATAACTACTATTAGTAGTATAAGTGTTGAATGGTCGTATGCAGATGATAGATTTGTAATGGTTTATAAACTTGCAGATGGTTCTACTTCTTTGAGGAATGATTATCCCAAGTGGAACAGACCATTGTTTCAAACCCAAGAAGCCCTTTTTAAATACTTACTAAAAGAGAATAATTTACATGAAAAATCAAACATTGTCGATTGAACAGATGCAGCATTTGCAGAAGATAGGAGTAGATACAAGCAACGCAAGTATGGTATTAATTGCTACAGATAATGATGGCTGTATTTTAGATTGGGGAGAAGCATTAGAATATGTGAATAGTAAAGAGCAAGATGTTTACTTTAATCTATTGGATGCTGAAACGGGAGATTACGACCATTCATATCGGGAAGACTGTGGAGTGTTCACTTTGCAAGATGTACTCAATAAAATGCCATACAAAATAGATGTATATGAAATGAGCATAAGCTTTAATGGCAAATGGATAATCAGATATAAGCATCCTAAAGATAACATTTCACTTCATTTTGTAATGAACAAAAGCCTTATTCAAGCAGCTTATGAAATCTTATGTTGGTATATGGAAAAGGAATACTTAAAACTTATAAAACCCTATGTAGTTAATGAAAGTTAATTATGGGGGGGTAATTTCTAAATTTGTATCTTTATATCAAGTTTAATCAATTAATTTACAATCAAATGGAAATAGCAAGAGATAAGAACAATAACCACATGCAAGCAGTAGTTATAGACACTGCATATAATGTGGAGCAAGGACAAACTCTCAAATTAGGAGAGGGACTTTACCGATTTGCAGCTTATGAAGATACTACCTTCAATATGCCGTTTGAAGACCCTAATCACGAAAGACCAGTCTTAGCAGCTATCTATATGCCTGCTGGCAGTGTCGAATACTTTTATGTCTATGATGGCACTCTTTCTGTTGTAGAAGGAAAACTCAATATCATGGGTTCTGACATTCAAACAAATTCATAGCCTATGTTAGTAAATGTTGGTAAACTAATGAGCCATACATCAACTAAGGGAGGGGGAGGAGTTAAGCACCCATTCAATCCTTCTTTAGTTGATGCGTGGTTTATGAGTGGGCTTTCCAATAGCGACAAGCCTACTCAAATAGTTGGAGTAGAGAAGAATAAACTCCAACTAAAGAACTTCGCCTATGCTCTGAATAGCGGGTTTGGAAAGTATGCTGTAAACTGGAATGGTTTTGCAAAAACTACAGCAAACGCTAATTTCACCAACACCGATTCTTCTATTCACATAACGGAAATATTGGTGGCAGACGGAACAGTAGAAGCGTGTCAAATAAAGGTGGAAGGCATAACGGATGATATTAAGTTAAGATACGTGTCTTATGCCGAAGATGGTACTGGAACATACACCTATCTTAAGAATGGTATCAATAACCTGCCAATATCCTACAAGAAATATACTGGGTTTGCTGCATCTGTAGTTGGTACTTGTAATATCACCATTACCCAAATACCATCTGCCTATGAAGGCGCACTGGTATTTGATGGAGTGGATGATTACGGAATCTGTACCGGGCTTCCTATTTTGGACGATTATACTGTAATATGCAGAAGAGCGCTTGAAAATAATGCTAATAACGTCGTCGCTTCAAAATCAGTCGTTGCTGGTAATGGGGCATTCATTTTTGAATATGGTAATAACGCTACATATTCTTTCAGTGAATATACGTCTGGTCTGGCTGTAAATTTAAAAGATTCCGTTTCATATCAAACTAAAAATTCCTATAATGGGAGTACGATTACGGTAGGCAATGCAGACGATACAGATACATTGACTTTAGGTATTATAAGGGAGAAAGATAGTAGAATTATGAGAGGCGCAATCTATTACTTCGCTCTTTATAACAAGTCACTCACGCCAGAAGAGATTGAAGAGGAGAAAGTAAAGCTTGAAAATTATTGGGAAGGAGGTAAAAATGAATTGGCTTGAAATACCCGTAGAAGACTTGAAACAATTCGACAAGGATTGGGAAGTCAGAAGAAAGAATGTAGACGAAACAAAAGCTCTTTTGCATGAGGGAATATATAATGAACTTGTACCACAAGTTGAACCATTATCAGAAGAAGGAGAACCGATAGTCTATCCCTATCCACTTCTTGACAATCAAATGGTTGAAGCTCTGTTGGAAACTTCTGAATGGTCTAATATAGATGAATAAGGCTATACTTGTAGGATGGATTACTGACATTAGAGAAGTCGGTAGTTATGGGGTAATGGTGAAAATCAAAACTTGCGAAAAGGGTTTTACTACCCAAAAAGGCTATAAGGTAGCTGATAGGATAGATTATCATGTATGCCTTGCAAAAGGAACAATGACACGATACATTCTCGACAACTTCAATGTAGGCAACTTAGTTGAACTTACTGGGAAGATATACAACAAGCTGGAAGAAACCAAACATGGCGATAAGGTTCAGTTAACCAATATCCACATACAGACAATCAATCTGTATTCTCTGAACAACATATCTCCGGTTTCAAAAAGCAATGGTGATACAAAATCTGTAGAAAATCCCGATTTATATTTTGAATAACTAAAGTTTATTGCTACATTTGTGCTACAAACTTTTGGTTCATAATAACAGCATTTTAAACCCTATTCTTTAGCTTGCGAAAGTGACATTTCTAATTTTCTTGTAGGGAGGGATTAATTTCTCTCCCTTATTTTTTGGAAAGTTCCAAAATTTAGCATACCTTTGCCTTATCTTAAAAAAAGAAAATCAATGGAGAAAAAAAACTACTTAGACGATTGCCTCGCAACGCTTCAAATTCCGTCACTCCCTAAAAAAACTTGGGACAAGGTTTCCGAATTTAACAAAGGAATTTGCCTTGTAAGACGGATTGACGGAACAGAAAACTATGCAATTTGTCGGTACAATAAAGAGAAGGACGAAGCTGTCAAAGTCGTTAAAGATTTCTGCTTGGCGACATTTACAGAAATTCTTGAATGCTATCCAGTTCCCGACTTTGTGGAAGCTGACATTGAAAGTATGGACTTGGACGAAGCCAATAAAATGGCAATGGAAGAGTTGCTGGAAGAACGTCAAGAAGCTATCATGGAAGACGTCGAAGTTGAGGAGGAGAAACTTCCGGAGTGGATATATCCATTCATCAGCAACCGGGAAGAAGCTCTTGCATTCCTTAAAAGTAAGAGAATAAGAAACGTCCACTCTCTGAAATCTGACGAAGCTGTCAAAGCTAAATTGTATTTAGTTTACGAGGACGAAAAAAAGAAAAATAAATAACCAAAGGCACTTATATACAAAGTGACACTTAGTATATAACCTAATGCCAATGTAGCGAAAACCAAGCTACGCAGAGAGATTTAAAATAGTATTAACCCAACCGATGGCGCATCGGGGATTGGACGGTGAGAATCCAACTATGGACGACCGGAGCGCAAGCTCCCTAAGAAGTAGCGGCTCGATGAAACGTCAAGTTGTTCAAGTGTAAGCTTGGATATAAACGCCTAACCAAAAATGAGATGATGGATATTAGTAATATGAGCAAGGCACAGCTTATAAAACTCATAGGTACTTCCTATGTATTCGTGCCAAAGACCAAAGGACACATGTATTGCAGACTGGACGATAGAGGAATTTCTATTGCAGTTACCGACGATTACTCAGTTGTGTCTACCAACTTCCATAGAAACGTATTTACCAATGTAGTAAGTGGCGGTTATTCTAATCCTTATCTGTGGCTTAGAACATTCTGTGAGTGCATCGAAGCAAACAAAGAATTTGGAGAAGTTAAGGACAAGAATGGGAATGTACAAGGTTTCAGCTTCTCTCAACTGATGGAACATGCTGACGAAATGCCGGAAGAGATTGTTAAGGTATTGCAGCATACAGAGCGATGGATTTATACGCTTTCCGAGCCAGCCTTTGCCGTTGGAGGAGATACATTGCAAGTCACCAATGTAATGTGTATGTACTTCTCATACTTGGCAAAAAGTAATACCATGCTCATGCCAGCACCTTCCGATATTTCTCGCAACGAATTTTATCAGAAGTATATCGAAACTATCCGCTATCTTTCTCTTGAAACAACGCTTGATGAAGAAAAGGTAAAAGATTTGAAGGAACAAATCTGCAACATCGAACGTGAGGCAATGAACAAGATTGAGATTCTGATAAGGGATAACGGTGGTGAATTTAAACAATCAATTGCCATTCCTAAAAGAGAGGTTGATGAAGGAGAAGCCTTAAACGAAATGAGGAGTGACACTTAGCTTTTTATAAAAAAAGCCAATGTAGCGAAAACCAAGCTACGCAGAGTGATTTAAAATAGTATTAACCCAACCGATGGCGCATCGGGGATTGGACGGTGAGAATCCAACTATGGACGACCGGAGCGCAAGCTCCCTAAGAAGTAGTGGCTCGATGAAACGTCAAGTTGTCCAAGTGTAAGCTTGGATATAAACGCCGTTCAAAGAAATTGCCGATGATATATTTTGTACAATAAAATTCTAAAGTGGTCGAATTTGACTACTTTAAAATACCGTCTGTGAAGATAGTTTAGATTGATTTTCAATTTTTCATTAAGAGTGATTTTAATATTCTTATACCCTTCTTGCTTGTGAAAGTAGGAAGGTTTTTTGGAACTTTCACAGATTTAAGCTACATTTGTAGCGAAGTCTAAACTTAAATATTTAACGAAATGGCTGGAACAACTTTTACCAACAAGCGACTTTCCTATCATGTGTCTAACACAAATGGCACTATCACATTGGAAGGTGACGCTACAATCAATTCACAATCATTGATTGATTCATTCAACGGTAGTGTAAACTCTACTACCGGACAGTACGGCAACTTCTCTTATTCTGAATCCGATGGGGGACAAGTCAACAGAAGCTACAACGGCTCAAAGGACATCGAAGTAGAGGCTTGTGACCTTATTGATTCTGTAATTGAAGACCTCAAAGCAGAAGCGTTGAAATAATGGTTAATTACGAGCAGACAAAGAGTTTAATGAAATCAAGAGGGGTAGATAACCTCTCTCCTCTTGACTTCTCTTTTTCTATGATGGTAGCCATTGGTATCAATGAGATACAATCCTATATGGTTACTATCAGAGGAAAAGAGTATGAAAAGAAAACCGAAGAACAAATACCTAAGTTTCGTGAAAGATGCAGCTTGGAAGTTACAGACTATCTTGAACGGACAGATATTAAAGAAACTATAAGGTTTCTTAGGGCAGAGCATGATAGGAATATCAAAGATACTGCCTTGCAGCTTGAAGACATTGACTTCAATGCAGAAGACCTAAGAAAGATATTGGCGAAGTTCTTGAAAGAGAAATACAAGGACATTGACGCAGCCGACGCAAAGGACCTGCTCAACGCTATCAAAATATATGTGGATAAGTTCGGAGATTCCGGAGAAGATGGAGTTGCCAAGTTTAACCGACACTTTATCCAAGTTTATCCTCCTTATAATGCTGTATGTCCCAACTGCGGAAAAGAAATTGACCTCCCTCGTGGCGTCAATTCTAAATGCAAGCATTGCGACCATCAGTTTGTATGGAGTGAGGAAAAGGAAAGATACTATTAACATGCCTTTATTTATTAAAACTTTGTAAGTTATTCATTTTGAGCATCGGTTTGTGAAAATAGATGCTTTTTATAGAAACATTTTAAAAACAATATAATAATGAAAACATCTAAAATTGTAAGCGTTTATAAGACAATGAACGATAGCAAACTCACTAAGATGGAGGATGCTGACAAGTTTAAAGTTATTAAAGCATTACGTGCTATTAAGCCAATCAGTGAAGGCTATGAGGAATTTGTCAAGCTGACACACGAGAAGCTGAAAGACGATAAAATGGAAGAGATGCAGAAGAAAGCCCAACACTGGCAGGAAATGCAATCACAAGGGAAGGAAGTCGAATATTCTTTTGAGGAGCGCAAGGAACTCAATGAATATTTCCAAAACTTCAACAATACCATTGAGAAGCTGATGAAAGAAGAGGGCGACAAGGAGAACGAACTCACCTATGACAAGTTGAGTGAGGACGCTTTCGGAAAGTACATCGCTTCCAACGACTTCAATGTAAGTACCATCATGGACTTGCAGGAAGTTCTTGTCGGAGAATAGTATTTGTTCCATATTACATAGTTTATTTAGAGGTTAGGGGGAGCTTGTGAAAGTTCCCCTTTTCTATTGTTACGTTATTTGGTCGTAGAGGCACTACGGAATCTGTATATCTCGATGAATCAAGAGTAACCCAGACCTTATAGGATTCGTCTGCTTCTATATCAAATATCTTTCTAATAACTGTGTATGTTTCACCAGCAGCCACAGTGAATGTTCCTAACTCTAATTTTGTTTCACCAATCATCAGTGGGTCAAACAAGTCATATTTAGCGAAGCGAACCCACAGCGAATTATTAGTAAAGGTCTTGCTTGAACTTGTCGGGTTCTTGACTTGAACAGTCACGGTCAATGCAGTTGCAATCATTCCAATACCAGCATTGATGATGATATTATATGTGGTACTTACTACTTGTATCTCGGCAACCTTAGTATTAGGCAAAGTGAAATAGCCAGCAGCCTTATCCGTGTCCAGTATGCCAAGCTTTACAGTAGACAAGAAGGGATAGACATTATATGTGTTTACTGGTAATCCATTTGTAGGCACTTTTACTTGCATTGTCCCCGGACTATCAGCAGTCAGTCGTTGCGACCTTGTTCCTCCTTTCTGAACCATATATACACCAAAGTACATATCCCCTAATGTATAAGCCACGCCCTGCCATACCAATCCACCTATATCACTTAACGATAGACTTCCTCCCATTGAAGACGATGGATTATAAGCTACTGTGGCAAAAAAGGTGCTGCCACTTAGATTATCTACTTGCTTTGGAACTGTAAACGAGTGAATTGGAGCCATTGCTTCCGGCATATACCCTTCAAAGTCAAGAAGCCGGAAAGGTGCATTGCTTCCTCCTTGTGGCGGTGAATACTTATATCCATTTGCTCCGTCAGAAGTCATTTTACTTACTATATCCTTATAAGTACCAGCCTGCGCACCGCTTGTATCAATACCACAATTCCCATTACTACTTTTCCACCAATTTGAGTTTGTAAGATTAATATTTTCTGATGGGTATATTACGGGCTTATATTTTGCCCACATATTTATTTTACCATGAGTATTCTTGCACAAATAACCTAAATCATAACTTGATACACCCAATGCTGTGCGGACATCATCAATACTAACGGGTGCTACGATTTTCCCACTTGATATTGGCATAAATAAACTATTTAGTTCTTGAAGAACTTGGTAAGAAACATGGCTTTGAGCTACCCGCAGCAGCATTGAAGCCGTTAACAACTCTCACTTTCTTTTTCATATCATTCTATATAATACATTGTAGATTAAACTTTTACACAAAGATAAACATAATTATCCACAAATGCAAGTTACCAAGTTCTTCAAGAACTAAATACTTGCGATATGTCAAATAGCGGAGGAAAGATTACAGCACCAGTAAGCATAGACGATGTGCGGACTGTTTTAGGAGTTTCAAGCTATGACTTGGGTACACTATGCAAAAACAGTAACGGCAAAATAAACAAATGGTCTAAATATAAACCAGACAGACAGACGTTTGTAGTTGCGAAAGGAGGTAACTATGTCAGTTAATAGTGGAAGATTAATAGCTCCATTAAATATTGGAGTAGATATACCAGCAGCAATAGGTTATTCAAGTACCGATTTAGGAACATTATGTAAAGCAGATTCTATTAATAAATTTGCAAAGTACAAGCCAGTTAGATATGCTAAATTTAGCGAGTTAACTCCATTAGAAAGAAAATCTACAAATTATGGATTGTCTTGTTATGAAGTTCCAGCTTTAGTAACAGAAATGGTAAGTTCAATACCTACTACTGGAAAATGGGGATATACAAAACCTAATGAATATTATAGAGCAACTGACTTTTTAAATGAAGACTATCCTACTAATTTTGGATATAATCATTCAGCAAAAGCTCCTGCTTCTGGATTTAAAAATATAACTATTTATAGTGATGAAATAAATAGTTTGCCTACCTATACATTTAATGCTAAATTTGGAGATAGTTCTTGGGAAGGTATTGGAGATACTTCGGGAATAGAAATCCCATTAAATCAACTTACTATAATAAGTGGAATGCCAATTTCAAATGGTAATTGGAGATTTGGATTAGCAATATATTTCCCACATGAAAACGGAGGTTATATTGTTCAATATGCTTCACATGAGAAAGCTATTACCTCTTTAAGTTCTTCTGCTGATATTTCTAAAATGATTATTAATCTATCATTATCAGATAGAGTAAAACAGTATATAAAATCAGCTATTGATAAGAATGTAAAAACATTAGATGCTATTCCATTCATAGGCTATAATCTAACTTATGTAACTACTGACCCAGCAGGCAAATACTTCCGTTTCTTAGGAGGAGGAAGAGCTTTTTGTATGCCAGAAGGAGAGAAAATTACTATTAATATAAAAAATGCTTCCGAAGCTTATAATGTAAAAGTTACTGGTGGATATGTAATGTATTATAATATCGATGCAGGAAATAGAAATTTTGCATTGAATGAAGGTGGAATAAGTACTTGGACTAAACCTAAAAATAGTTATTCTTGTGGTATGACTGTAATATTTGATTTTTCTTATAACTCTACTGAAAAATTATTAAATACTTCTAATGTATATTTAGGATTAGAAACTGCTTATATTAATCAAGCTGGCTCTATTGAAATGATGAAAAATGGGACATGGACTGCTGTAACATCTGTTGCAAGTGCTGGAACTTATAGAATAACAGCAAGAGATAGCTATACGGGAGGAACAAGAACTGCTTTATCTACACTCTTAAATAATTTACCTTCTTATACTACTAATAATAATATTCAACCAGTATTAGGAATATGGGTTAGATTTGGAGTAAATGGGGTAAATGTTGATAAAAAAGGAGCTTCCATAACAGTTAGAATGTTAGACCCATTATAAATCTTGCTCATATCAATAAGTTTTCGTATATTTGCAATAGATATAGAACTTAACTTGATAGGTTACATGATTTTTTTATTCATTTTTAAAGCATTTGCTGGGAAGTAAGTGCTTTTTTTATTAAAATAAGTTTTCAAGATATAGTAGTTGAAGAGCGATATTTTACATTGCCAGATTCATTAATTATTAATATTATCTGTATTGGCATTTTAGTAGTAGATGAAATTACTTGTAAAATATAATCTGTACCTTCAATGTCAGAGCTTTCGTATGCTATAATAATATTGTAATAAGCAGAAGGAGTATTCAACAATGAAAGTGTTATTTCTTCATTTGTCTTTCCGGTAATGTCAATACCATTATCTAATAATTCTTTAATTTCTGGACTATCCTTCGTATATGGAGTATCAGCATATTTATTTGCAGAAGGGGCAAGAAATATGTCTTGTAGCCATTGAGGTAATGGTTTATTATTACCCCCCCCTAGTTTAGAGTCGTAAAACTTTTCAGCCAAAGCATCATCCATTAAAATCTTTCTTAACTTTTCCATTTTATTCTAATATTATTAAGTTGTCATTAGCATCTATCTGAATCCCAACAAACTTCATTTGGGGCAAGGAAATTATTCCAAGTATTTCAAGTCCCGTCTCCCTCTTGATACTTGAACGCACTCCAGATATATCGGCAATAAGAAATTGAGAGATGTCTTTCCCTTCAAAATTCGCAAAAGTATTACAGTAGTAAACATCATTCATTTCTCCTCCGGCACCAACTATCGTACCGGGAAACCTACGTCCTTTGAGAAGTCCGTACTTCTTAACTTTGTCCTCTGCAATTAAAGCAACACTTGCTCCCGTATCTATCAAGAAATAGGCTGGCTTACTATTTACTGTACATTCAATGATAAGCCTCTTGTCGGAAAGTGATTTAATCTGTTTCATAGGATGGTATTTTTAACGATTAAAGATAAGTATTCTCGTCTACACGGTGCATCTTCAAAGTACCCATAATATAGTTCCGACCAGTAGGACGATTAACTATTATAGTTGTAGGTTCGTAAGAATCCAAACATACAAACTTGCTCTCTGCACCAGCATATTCAGATTTGATAGTCACTTGGTGACTCGTCATATAACTAATGAAGTTCTTGTGAACCGCACGGACATCAACTGTACTATCATGGAAATCGTCTATGATAAACGAAATCTCTACATCGGGATTTTTGTAGCACACTTTATCCGGTACAAAGACATCCTCCTTGTTGCTGTTAATCCAAGAAGCCGTATAGATATTCTTGGGTTCTCCTTGTGCAAGAAATCCGTCCATCTTCAATATACGAAGACCTTTCCATTTAACTGTGAAGTCGGTATAGTCTTCAATACCAGCTTTTACGAAATATATATTTGCTCCTAACATAATCAGAATGGCGTATAAGATAAATAATACACATCTCCTGCGTTGGTTATATAGAAATCTATATAATTAGCACCTAATGAGATATTCAATACTAAATAATCATTTTCCATATCCGGTATTCCCTCTGGTGCATCTTCTGCCTTCTCTATTGATTTAGACACATAAACATTATAATATTTATTCGGATGCGTCAAAGAAAAAGTCAAAAAATCTTTTTGATTTGCTATATGTTCATAAGCATTATCCAACAATGCAACAAATTCCGGGTCTTCTTTTGTAAATGGTGCTAAAGTTGGAACTAAGGGAGAAGAAGACAAGAATAAATTCATTATCTTTTCGGGCAATGGCTCTTGAACATTCTTTCCACCTTCTGCTTTATAGAACACTGTAGCTGCGCTCTTATCGCATAATATGTTTCTTGGTTGTTTCATAATCGTAAGTCTTTAGTGAACATTTTTACTTTACCATCATTCTCTAAAAACTTCACTTCACATTTGGGAGAATACATATAGACTACAACATTACTGTGTACGTCTACATAGTCAATAGTCAAAACACTTTCATCAAACAGATAGATACGTATGGCATTGAATCCGTCTAATTCCAAGTGAACATTAGACTTGTTAGATATATATATAGTTGGGCATTTAGTTTCTTGTACCGATATGCGGCTATCACATTGGACGAAGTGAGAAACGTCCTCTTTTAAGGTTATATAATCGTGATTATCTACCCACATAGAGTAAGTATAACCATCCACTCCATCAACATTATTAAAAGTGTGCTTCCCATTTATATAGTCAGCAAACTCCCTTTTCAAAAAGTCTACGGACATTCCCCAGCCTTCATACATTGAAGTTGCCATATATGGAATACTCTGTTGCTGCAAGGCAAGCTGCATTAGCTTCTCTCTATCCTCCTTGCAGGCTTTCCACTCCTTATTGTACTCGCTACACAAGTCCCGTAACAAAGAGTTTTTGTAAAAGTATAGTAAGTTATGCTCCATCATTCTTCTTTAAATAAGGAAACTATAAAATCACGTCCAGCACCCGTCCACCTTCTATCATAAATAATGCGTCCGTTATCTAATACAGTTTGCTTAACAGAAGTGTAACCTAAGTCGGCATACTTGGCATATAATAGCCATGTACCGTTTTGCTTAAACTGAACTTCCATCTTAGCTAACCGATTGTTAAGTTCTATTGCAGACCTCAAACCAACTTCCTTTGCAATCTCGCCAGCAGTATAAGTTTTAGAATCATGCACCAAGCGTTTAACATTGTCTTGTGCCTCCTTAGCTTCAAGTAACGCCTGCTGTTTTGCTTCATACTCCAAAGCCCATGCTCTTGCGGCTTCTGCCGGATTATTGAAGTTAGGCAATGTGATACCGGAAACAGCCTTCTCCTCACATGTAATGAAATACTTTCTTGCCTGCTTTCCTCGTTCATTGTTTTCAAGCATTGACAACTCCTTAGCCATTCCAATTGACAGTGCATATTCTATTTTACTAACTTGCTGATTATCAGTCTTCATAAAATTATGATGTCTGATATTCAATAAGTTACCTTGATAGTCAAAGCAAAGTACTTCAAAATCTTTTCCTTCCTCAAAATCATATCTACTGATTCTCCCTTTTATCCAATCAGCAAATTGTTGCTTGCTTTCAAGAAAAGCATGTAAATCACGTGCGTTAACCGCTTTTTGTCCGTTGTTCTCTTTAATAGGAATCAATATTCCTAAATCATTATTTTCTTTCATATTTACGATGTTTATACGGTATTAATAATAGTGAGGGAGAAGTGCACCGTAACCACTTTCAACAAAGGAGCGACCTTTATCTATCTCCCTCACTACAAATATATTAATTAATCGGGTAATATCCTAACATTTACACCATTTCCTGCGGCAGTAGAAATATTTACCGTCCAAACTTGAATGGCTTGAAGTATCTGATAACTACTTCTCATTTGAAGTAACATCTGCGACATCGTTCCTGCATTGACATTAGTCATATCCCATATACCTTGCAGAATAGTAGTTTGTTGGAACACTTGCCCACTAACCATATTTAAATAAGCTTCAATAGCCCCAGCAGTTTCTTCGGTCACCGAAGAGATTCCTTTCTGTAAGGAAGAAAGGGCTGCGTCTTTCACTCCACTACCGAACTCTATACCAAGCTGACCCATCAAGTTCTTTAAGTCCTCGTTTATCAAAGGAATTAACTCTTTACCTAAGTCAGCTATCTGTTTGGCTTCTTCGGTAGTGATACCTACACCGCCAGCAGAGTTTTCTTCGGTAAATCTCTTAACCATAGCAAACATGCTCTTTAACCGTTCTCCGACAATCGTAGAAGCAAGCGACTTGACAATCATATTTGTTATTAAATCATCGAAGCTCTCCTCTAAATTTTCCATTGTATCAGCACCTTCTTTCCAAGCTGAAATCCAAGAATCGGCAAAGCTTTCTGCGGCAGATTTTACATCTGTACCGAGCAAAGTGTTTACTATATTAGTAGTAGCATCATCAATGGCATTCTGTAAGTCGGTAACTTGACCCTCTAATTCTATGATTTTGTCTTGGTCGCGGTTTTTCTTCTTCCGGCTCTTTTCAAGTTGAAGCTGACGTTGAACTTCTGCAAGCTGTGCCTTCTGATTTGCAATAGCTGCCTTCTGCGCTGAAATTTCAGCTTTACCCATCGACTTATCAACAGCACGTTCAAGATTCTTATAAGCGTTCTCTAATTGCTTAACTCTTCTCTCGCTCTTTTCAACTTCTCTTGTGATTTTCTTGTTTCCGGCATTGAATATGGCTGATACTCCTTGCCAGATACCTCCTAATGTGTTGATTGTTCCACCTAATATATCTCCTCCTGCTATTTGAGCAATTCCTTGTGCAGCTTGTGAAGCACCTTGTATAGCTTCACCAATAGTAGATATAGTATCAGAAACTCCCTCGGAAAATCCCATCTGCTCAAAGATGTTTCCTATGGAACTAACAGACATACCCAACTGACTTACATATTCAACAGTACTTTCAAATGAACCGTCAAGTCCTTTAAAGTTATCCTTCAAATTCTCAACTTGGTCTGCAAGTAAAGCAAAAGGATTACGAGAATTTACTTCCGTCTTTAAAGCCTTAATACGTGCCATTAACTCTTTGTATTCATTAATTGGCATGTTGGCTCTATTAGCTACCGCAAACCTCTCTATCTCGTCAATCATATTGTTTAACGACACAGTGCTAATTGCATTCAAGTCTTGGAATGATTTCTCCCAAGCATTAGAGGTATTCTTCCATTCCTCAAAAGCTATCTTAGTCTTTTCTTGTTCCGCACCAGTATCAACAGCAAGAGAGAGTTTTGGAGCTTTCTCGTTTATAAAGTTCTGTATCTCTTCAATCTCACTTTCTATCTCCGCTCTTACATCGGGGCTTTCAGTCACAGACAACTGCAATTCCAGCTTTGCCAAATCAGAAGTTGCATCAGTAACTCTATTGGAGATAGAAGCTTGGTCTTCCAAACGTTTTCTTTCGACCTCTGCTATCTTATCCTCCATTTCAGCGTACTTATCTGCAATAGACTGGAAGTTCTTGAAATCATCCAATGCGGCTTGTTTGATAGTGTCGCTTAATCTTTTCTGAATATCTTCAATAGCTTTTGAAGCGTCACTCTCATTCTGAACCAAAGTATTAAGAGAACTTTTCCAACTGTCAACTCTTGTGTCGTTAGGGTTCTGATTGATTAAGTCTTGTAATTTCTGCTGTTCCTTTTGGAAGGATGAAACTTTTTCCCTCAAACTATTCAATGTAGCATTAACATCAGCCTCCAACTGTTCAAGTGAAACTGGGTCATATTCAAACAAGCCAGCGAACAGTGAACCGAACTGCCCAGCACCTTCAATATCCAATTCCAGTTCGTAGCCTTGGAACATTCCCTCAATCTTGCGTTTTGCCAAAGCAACACTTGCAGAATTTATAGAGATAGAATATTCAATCTCGCTCTGTGCCTTCTTCCCGGCAACCAACTGTTTAGCTTCTGGCGATTTGAGGGTTTCAGCTATCTTATTATAGAACTTTGGAGCACTACCTTTATCAAAGGTAATCAAGTCGTTAATATCAACACTGATACCCTTAAACGCATTATCGAATAAGTCTTGGTAAGCTTCCTTCACTTTTTCGGTAGCATAGGTTATATTGCCAGTGTCTTTCACAAGCTGCAAGAACTTCTTCTGAATATCATCTACCAACTTAATCTGTTGTTTCAGCAAATCCATTTCCTCCTTTTTGGATTTATTCAAATCCTTTTGGGAAGTAAGATTTATCCTTAAAGAATTAGCAATCTCACGAACCATCTTAATTCGCTGTTGCGTCCATTCTTTTGATTCATCATCAACTAATAATCCCTCATTGATTAAGTCTTCTTGCTTCTTTAATTCCTTGTACTCTTTCTTTAGACGGTCTGTATAATCAAATATACCTTCGTCCTCTTTGAACTTAAAGATATTGCCTATCCTTTCATTTTTAGATGTAATATCATCTACAATAGCCTGCCATTTAGATAAGGCTTTTGTTTCATCGTCAGTAGGTTCTTTAAGCCCAGACAAGCTATCATTAGCTTTTTGAATGGAAGCGTTTATAGAAGCTAACTCTTTTTGCATTTTCTGCAAATTCTCAAATGCAGCTTTCTCTTCCTTTGCAGAAGCCGGACGAGTATAAATCTCACCAGCCATTCCAGCTACAACTTCAACAAGCCCTTTATTATATAATTGGGATTGTTTGGCTATATCTGTAATTAATTGGTCTCTTCTCTTTTCAAGTTCAGATAGTTGCTGCTCTGTACCTTTTATGTTAGACTGACTTAATGCTTCCGCAAATTCTCTTGCAGCCTTCGTATTAATACCCAATATCTTACCATATTCATTCATTTTTGAAATAATGGCGGGTGTAGTAGCGTCTACCAACTTACTCATTACCTTATCTAACTGGTTATGAGCTTCTTTGTTAGAATTTACAGCAGTTTCTAAATCCTTGTTGTTCTTTGCAGATTTTTCAGAAGAATCGGCATAGGCATCTATTGTTTCTTGGGTTGTACGTATTGTCTTTTGTAAATTGTCATATTGAGAAATAAGGTCTTCAACATTTGAAAGATTTTCAAAAGACTTCTTCAAATGTGTGCTTGCTTCGTCAAGTCCTTCTATTTGCTCCTCTACACTCTTAGCTTTAGGTAATAAGATAGCAAAAGTAGTTAATAAAGCTACAGCGCCAGCAGCTACAGCAGCGTATGGATTAGCAGCTACAAAAGCTAATGCCCTATTCAATACGCCTTGTGCTCTTGCAGCAGCAAGTGTAGCGGCAGCAGTCCCTTGTGTTGCCCTCGCTCTGGCTACTTCTGCAAGAGTTTGTTTAATCGTTAATCTTGTTCCGTTTAACGTTTCTATATTAGCTAAGGCTTGCATTGCCTTATAAGCTCCTATTGTCGATATGACTACAGTCAATGCAGAAGATACAGCGCGCCAATTTTCAAATAATTTCTGTACTACAGATATACTTCCCGTCAATATCCCTTGATGCTCCTTACCTATTTCATTTAACATAAAATCGTAAGCATCAGTCAAATTTGATAATTTACCAGCTAACGTTTCAGCCTGCTTAGCTTGAAAGTCGTAGAACATGCCACCTTCATCTGTATAACGGTTTAAGACTTTCATTACATCAGTGAAGGAAACCATCTTATTAGACATTCTATCCATGACATCACCTGCTGAAACAATTCTTTGTTCCTGCTCAGTGTACATCTTGGCAAGTTCAGAAGTTATAGAAAGACCAGCATTGGCAAAGTCACGAGCATCCCTTGCTGTAAGTACAGTCTGTGCCCTAATCTGACCTAAGTTGTAAGTCAAACGTTCCATTGGTACACCAAGAGCGGCACTAATATCTGCAATACGTTTTGAAACATCTACAAGTTCTTCTGCTTCAAAGTTATAGGCAGCAAGCATTTTTGTTGTACTTGCCAAGTCTATTACGGTAAATGGAGATTTAAGAGCTAAAGTCTGTTGTTCCCGGAATATCTGAGAACCTTTTTCAAAGTCATTAAGTACAGCACCGATTGAACGTTCAAGCAATTCATACTGACCTCTAACGTCCATAAGACTTTTTACAAATCCCGTGATAGCTCCTAAACCAGCATAGAAGAGAACTCTTTTACCTAAGTTCTTGAAGGATTCCATCAATCCGCTATTTACCTTTTGAAGCTGAACACCAGAGGAGATAGCATCAGCATTTGCTTTTTTCAAACTTACCATTTCCTTATTTACAGTAGCAAGTTTTGCAGCATAATTAGCATCATCTGTGGAGAGATTACGTTGTACAATCTGCAAGGCTTTCAGCTTTTCAATTCTTTCTTGGATTGACTTATTGCCCATAGCCATAGCCTTTTCGTAGCTTTGACCTCCTTGTGATATTCTACTCTTCTCCTCCTCTCTTGCTATTCTTGCTGCTAAGTTGGCAGTCTGCTGACGGAGCAATATTTCTCTTTGAAGCAGCTTCTCCCTTTGAGCAACATGAACATTAATCCTTGCCTCTTGCACATCAGTTTTTACAGTAGCCAATTGCTCCATATTATTCTTAATACGGGTAGTGTTCCCTTGTATCTTAGAGAATACTTCTCGTAAATTATTGGCGACTTGCAAGGCTTGGTTCATAGAATTAACGTCTACAGATACATTCGTAGTAGCAGCTTGCGTGGCAGCAGTATTACCTTGTGCAATATTAGTTGCGCCCAAACTTTTAAGCTTAGCTTCCAACTCGGAAATCTTTGTTTCCAAAGGACGGATTTGCTGGTTAAAGCCATCAACTAAGCCCTTACCAATATTCTTACCCAATTGGTCGGCAAAGCCCTCCACACTCGCCAACTTGCCTTCCAACTTGTTGGTGAAATCTTCCAGACGCTTTTCCGTCTTCTTTAGAGTTTCATCAATGCTTGATAACAAGTCCTTATCAGACATTGAAGCACTAATAACTACATCTTTATTGTCTGCCATCTCTGCTACTTTTTACTTGATTTTAGAAGAAAACCCATCTGCTTTAGCAATGGGAGTATGTCAATTGATTCTTGGTATAGTATCTAACACACTACGCTTAGGCGCTTGCAACTCACTTCTATCACTTTTACGTCGTTTCCAAAACTTTTCCCATATTTCCTTGTCTTTACCACGCAAATACTTAATATGGGTGCTGTCTACTGTCAAGAAAAGAACTTGCGCCATAGACAATCTATAAAGATAATCGTCATACGTAAACTGCGGAAAGCTACGTATGAAATCACCTAAATCTCCGATTTGGCTTGCCGCCATAATGTTAATTGTTCCGCCACCGTCTTCCTCATATTCGTCTGCGAAACCATAAGAGCCTTCCCCGATATGAGCACCGTAAAAACTGGTGATAAGTCGATGCTGTTTATTGCTTCAATAATGATTGCCGCCCATTGAGCAGGCTCAAATACGGAGTTGAGAATACGAGCCTTCATAAAAGCTATCAGTTTGTCATTTCTGCTCATAACTTCTATCGCACTCGCATAATCGGTTATATCATCTGGTGAGAAGAGGTGATTAACAAGAATGATTGCTACAATCTCGGAACTTACGTCCAAGTCTGTACATAGAGCGTACATCATGCTCTTATCATCCTTAATATCCTCTTCCTTTTGTAATTTCAACGCTAATTGGAAAATACGCTGGTATGAGTATGCCCTCAACCGATGCACCTTATACTGCTTATCTCCTAACTTGACAAGCGTAGGATTGTCAGTCATAATCTCTGATATTTCCCTCTTTAGCTCGTCCGGTATAATTAAATCCTTTTCTTCCATTATCATTTGTGTATTAAAGAAAAAAGGACAGCAGCAAACAAGCCACTGCCCTTTCTCTTGATTTATAATGGGTCTTAGCCTCCAACAGAAGGTTCAGCCATCTTCATCTCAACCGTTTTGCCATCATTGTCAACTAAAGCAGTGATAGCGATGTGCAGTTTCAACGGGGCAGTCTTCAAATCAGTACCATCCCAATTGGTAGCGACCTTACCTTTGTAAATAACAATGTAGTCAATACCATTGTAGAACTCCAACTTGAACTGCTTGTAAACGTTGGTGAATGAAGAAGGCATTGTGTACAAGCCAGTAGCAGCGGTAAACTTACCGCCTTCCATAGCGGCAATCTCTTCCGGTTTGTACTTAACCAAGTCAAATTCAATCTTGTAAGAACCAAGTGTACCCACGCTATCAAGCGGAGTTTCATAGAACTCACCGTTAATAGCACTTTCACTTGCGGTTTCTTGACTGATAGACAAACCTTCCAACACACCCATAAGAGGAGTATAAGAAGCTTCTGCACCAGCCCCGACTTCCGCATAGCCTAAAGACTTACATTTGTAAGTCAACAAATCTTGTGTAGCCATCTCGTCTAATTATTAAATAGTTATTTTATATTGATTATAAATGATTTAATATACATGAAGAACAGATTGTCGCTCTCATTATATATATCATCAGTTGACAATATACCGTCAGTTGAGATGTCGTATTTTTCTCCGGCTTTCTCAACTTCTGCATTTACAATGTCGGATATACTTGTTTCATACTTTTCCAGCAAGGTGGTATCAAGCCGACCTCTTGTCTTGGGAGGAATATACATCTCAACTGTCACGCGAACGCTCGCAAGAGCATTCAAGTTGAACTGGCTCTTATCCTTAATTTCTCCCAGACGGATAACCATGAAACCGCCAGCATTTATCTCCTCCTCCAACTTGGTAGGCATTTCCATCGGATAGATGTACTTTGTAACCTTATCTATGAAGAGAGAATAAACATATTGGTATATCGGCATTCGCCTTGCATCAATCACGCTCATGGGATTTGTTTACAAGGATATTCATATATTCTTGATGGTGTCCCCACTACACCTCTATTGATTACTTGATATAATCTTTCACCAATTACTTTTTCTTGAAACGGAACGCTCATATCCCTATTGTTTTAACAGTTGCCTTCCCTGCAAAATCTTCCTTAATATCGTCATATATGGTTGATAACACCTCAAACCTTCGTCTTGGATTTCCGGCATTTCCTCCTTCCAATATAGGAGCATAAGGCACTGTTGCTGCCAGCACCAAATCCCATCCTATATAAGTGGCAGGAGTATAGTTTGCCAAGAACTCGTCAGCAAGTTTTCTTCCATCTATCAGCTTGCCATGATACTTTGAGTTGTTAGTTGCCATCTGATACGGATATAAGTAGCCGCTCCCCTGCAAATTGCCTTGATAGAACACAGCCCAAATATAACTATCAGCCAAGTTGTAAGTCTGGTCGGTAAATCCGCTTTCAGAATATGCTTTCTTCAACAATTCGGGTGCATAGGCTATTAGTCGCTGGGTTTGCTCGCCAGCAAGTCTGTCAAACAGTTCTTGCCGAACCCTTTTCAAACCACTCAAATCAACTTTTACTTTTATCGCCATCCACCTTTTCTATTTGCATATATAGTTATAGCACCTAACATCGAAGGTATGCTGTTATCAACTTGCATCTTAATTTGCTCTCCCATAACATCACATTCTATCCAGTCCTCATTACGTACCGGATTGATGTACTTCCCGTCCTCTCCTTTTATCAAAGGAATAGAAACAACGTAGTCGCTTGTTTGAGCGGTCGAACCGGATTCAGCAACAGAAAGATTCACGTCCATTACTCCTTCATAGACGGTATCTTCTTCATCGTCACCCATAGAGCTTTCGATGATTCTATATATACGTCCCGAAAAAGGAAATTCTTCTATGTCACTGAATGAAATCATATCACATCTATAATTTTCAAGAGTTTAATCTTTGGACGAGCAGAGATAAGAACCTCGTAATTAGGGTCATTGTATCTCTTATATATGCCCAAAGCATAACTTATTTTATTACTCTGATAGATGTCCGTCTCTGACCCAACTGTACGCTGGAAGTTATTATGAGAGGCAGATTGAGATGCTGTACTTGAAGGGCTTAACAACACTGCGGTAAATATTATATCGGCAGTCATTAAATCCTTTTGTTCTTGGGTCAACGTCATAGCATCCTCGTTTACATCTGTGATGCCGCGGTCAAGAGCAATTCTCATAAATGTATTCTCCTCAAACGAATACCGACAAGATGAAGAAAGCCATTCAAGTATAGTCATATATAACCCTCCAAGTTTAAGAATCAGCAGTCAAAGTATCAACAACAATGTGTTCCATAAACTCGGTCAACACTGGCATATAACGACCGATAGCATCAGTATGATATGCCTTGTAGATACCGTTAGGAACTACCTTGTTAATAATATAAACCAAGTCATTCTGTGCAGAAGCGATTGAATAGTCAATCGTCTTGTTTGCTTCACGCTGCAACAAGATAACATCGGCAACATCAGAGTGAACAACACGACCAGCAAAGCCAATAGGACGCAGAACTGCTACGCCAGCCTTCCATCCTTGTACAGTCTTAATCGTTTTGATGTCTTGTACCACTTGTTCCTCTTTCACAATGCGGATAGGAGAAATCTTAGATACAGAAGAACGAGAATACTGAATAAGCTGCTCCCAAGAAATGATGTTAGTATCAATGCCGGAAGCACCATTAGTAACAACAATAACTTTATCGGGCGCATACAAGCGAATCCAACGGTTAACTTCTTCCTTGAAGTATTTGTTGTTCAACAAGTGAGTGATAACCATGTCATACGGCAAATCCCATTCCATTGTACCAGTAAATCCAGTACGGTCACGGAAATCTTTCTCAATCTTTGCCATTTGTTCCGGAATGTTAGCTTCTGCGTTCGTCCATACTTCCTTACCAGCCTTAACAAAGTTTTCAGTAGGCACATACTTCGGGAACTCATGTACGACACCGGACATACCACGAGAATCAGCATTGCTGTACTGACCTCCCTTAGACAAAGCTTGTGCGGCAATGTTAGAAAGACGGTAGTTGTGTGTCTTAATCAAGTCAGCAACACCACGTACATAACCTTCCAACAAAGTAGCATTAGCTTCACCAAGTTCATTCAAGCGTGCTTTCAATTCCTCTTTTGAAAGAGAAGTTTCAAACAAGCCTTTACCGAACTGAGGGATAGTACCAGTTCTCTGTTCCCAGCCTTCGTTATCCATCTGAGCAACTTCACTCAACGGTGTCATTGCATCAGCCATCGGAACGGGGCGGCGAGTAACATTATAGATAGTATAAGCAGGGTCAAGCTTCGGGCGGCTCATGTCAATAGGGTACTTGCCACCATCAACAGTAAAGTGTTCCTGCCAGAAGAACTGGTTTGCATCCATGACGATTTTCTCGTCAATGAGCGTCTGAATAAATGCGCTCGTACCGTCAGAGTTTACCAAGCCTCTTTGATAGAGTTGGCTTACTAACTCGTCGGGATTAAATTGATATTTATATGCGTTTGCCATAATTCTACTCCTTTCCTTTAGATTTCAAATACACCTTCGATGTAGTTGCGGTTCTTAGCCAATACATACTTCGGAAGCGGTTGCATACGTTCAACAAATGCACGCTTGCCATAAACAGTGTTGATGTTGTGCTGAACATCTGTAACTCCCCAGCGACCATCAGTCGGAGCGAACTGTGTATCTACTTCGATGAAGGTATTCGGGTTTTTAACCAACACAGTAGCGTCGGCAGCAGCAGCAGTTGCAACGCCACCATTGCTATCAGCAGCTTCAACCAAAATATCATCAGTAGTCAGAGCACCGATTGCAGTGTCAACAGTAAGAATAAACTGCTTGTTCTCTTCATCGAACTCAACAGATGTAACCTTACCAGACTGTCCCGCAGTTTCAACTGTATCGGGAGCTTTCATAAGTACATTGCCTACTTCGGGAATGTGAGAATAGCCAGAACCATCTACATACAGAGTAGTGTCTGTGTCAGCAGTAATAGCCTTTGCCACCTTAAACGTTTTCAGAAGGAAACCCGGTTTCCACAATCTGTATTCGTACAAGTCAGCCGCAAAAGCATAGCCAAAACCCTTATACGGGTTTGCAATGGTAGAGCCATAGAGAACATTGGAACGTTCCTCGTGATTGGCGTCCTTCCACCATACGAACTTGCCACCTCTAAATTGTTTAGCGGAAGCAAAAAAGGTTTCTAAATTAAATTGTGCCATTTTTTTAATATTTAAAGTTTGACGGGTTTTATGGCAGCAAGGTAGTCTTCCATTGTTGTTTTCTTTCCGTCCGGAGATAATGGTGTAATATCACCAATAGAGCTTCTGAATATATCTTGATAATCTTTCAGCAGTCTTTCTGCCTCGGCATTAACATCAGCATCAATTGCGATATTCTGCTTACCAAGATAGTTACGAAAAGATTCATGTAAATCTTCCCTCACCTTAGACTTGGCTGTATCGTATATCTGATTGCGAACAGACTTCGTTTTCTCTTGCAATTCAAACTTTTCCAGCCTATCAAGTTTCTCTTTGTACTCGGCAGGCAACTCAAATTTCGAAGGCTTTTGATTGCCTTCTCCACCATCATTACCTTTTTCAGCCTTTTTCTTCCATTCTTCAATCTGAGATTTATATTCAGCTTCCTTAGCTTCAAATCCCTTAGTCGCTTCTGAGAATGCGTTCTTTCTTGCATGTCCGCTACTTTCAACTGAAATATTCAATGCGGCTACTAAGCCAGCATCTTCAATCGGAGCATCCTTGTAAGCTTCTGCAAATTTCTCAGAGAACTTATCTCTAAATGTTTCACTCAAATCAAAATTACGTTCTTCGCAAATCTGATTAACTTTAGATAAAACTTCTTCTTTTTGTGCCATTGTTCGTCAATGATTTTATTATTTTGAACAAAAATAAATAGCTTTTTCGTTACTCATACTGTGGTTATCGAAAAAGTAGCATATTTATTTTAAGGTATGTAGCTTGTTTTTCGATAAGTGGCATATATCGAAGCTTAGATTGCGTATTTTTGTAGAAAAATAAAGAACCATTATGAGCGAGAAAATACAGAAAGACAAAATTGTTAGTCCATTGCCGGGTTGCCAATATGAAGCCATCCGAAGCAATGCTGACTATGTTGTGCTTACTGGTAGTGGTGGAGGTGGAAAAAGTTTTACATTAGGATATGCACCAATTTCATATCTATATGAAAACCAAGGAGCAAAAGCTGTATGGTTTATGCGTAACGTTGGCGACTTTTTTGACGCTGGTAAAGTAGTGGACGGTCTTAAAGAAATATATCCGCTTATTGACAGACGTTTCAGAATACAACCAAGAGAACCTATTGGAGAAGTCATTAAGGTTCAAGACGATATGGGTGTGAAGTTTTTCAATAGTTCTGAAATCAAATTCCAGCAGTTGAATAATGAAAGTCCCACTGTAATAGATAAGATATTCAAAGGATTGCAGTTTAAGAAAGCCATATTTGAAGAATGCAATAAATTTGAATGGAGAACTATTTCTACTTGTCAAACCCGTCTGCGTGCAAACACTAAGGGTAAAGCCCAAATATATCTTGCTCAAAATCCAGAACGTGAATGCTTCATACGTAAGCTATGTGGTTGTGGTAAGAATGGTGGGGGATGGATTGGAGATGATGGAAAACCCATTAAAGAAATGAATGGAGTTGTTCGGTTCTTCCACATTGTAAAGGGTAACTTGGATGAAGTCTATTGGGGAAATACTAAGGAAGAGGTTTATTCCAAATGCAAAGACATCATAGACAATCTTTTGCAGATTGACCCGGATATGTCTTATGAGGACTTTATTATGAGCATGGTATTCTTTACTTTTGATGTGAGGGATAACCAAGCAATGCTTAAAGCAAACAAAGGTTATCGCGCTATGGCTGCAACATCTGTGCTTGCAGATTCAATGTATGAACCTAACTGGAATTTCTCTATACAAGACGAAAAAGAAGAAGAGGAGGATAATCTTTCCGAAGTGACAGAGGATGATATTCTCAACATGTTTACTCATGTTTCTCCATGTAAGTGTAAGAAGGAGCGTATTACTGTGGATATGGCAACTACTGGAGAAGACAACTTTGTGATGAAGCATTGGGTAGGTTTCCATTGTGACGATATACAATATTGTATGAAAAACTCTAATCTTGAAGCCGTAAAGATGATTAAGCAGTTTATGGTTAAGCATGGATTGACTGATAAAGAGCTAATCATTGATGTGCAAGGTAACGGTTTCTTAAAAGAGATTTTCAATCTTGTATCAGCAAACGGTGGAGGTGTCGCATTCTCTGGAGCGATTGCCGCAACTGCTAAAGGAAAGAAGTTGTATGAAAGATTTAAGGATGAAGCTGCACACCTTGCTACCCAAATGATAAAGGCTGGATTGATAACCTATGACAGACAGCTTGCTAAAATGAGATATACACATCAGAAGCTAAAGCGTGAAGGTTCTACTACTGTCTTAAAACAAATGCAGTTTGAGAGCAGAATATTCAAATTTAAACGTTTGCCTTCGGGACGAATACAGTTTGAAGGAAAGAAGGAACAACATGCTCTGATAAAAGGCTTTTCTCCCGACCTTACAGACAATATCATTATGCTTTGTGGGGGATTGTGTTATGACTGTTATAGGGAATTGGCTGGTGCTACTGGTGGAGAATTGAGAAGGAAATTATCTCTTGAAGATATAATGAACCAAGTAAATGGTACTGCACAACCAACAAGGGAGAGAGGAAAGATTACTAATTCAGATAAGATATTGAAAATTTTAAGCAGCATATAAAAATGATAACGAGAAAAAACATTGATTGGTATTTGTCAGAACCAACGCGGCTGTTGTTGAAGAAGCCTTTTACAAGAGGTGGAAAATTTCAGTCGTGCAAAACTTATATTGGTGATGTTACACTTAACCAAAAATCAACTGCCCAGTTGAGCGATTTGACATTGCAAGAGGTTTCACAAGACCTCTATCTGAGAGAGTACGACCCTTCTCTACACAATATAAAGTATAATAATTCAATTCCTAAGATTGCAGTCAGAGTTGGAGATACTGATATAGTCATAGATGAACTTGTGCTGACAGTTTCTTTGCAAAAGAATATTCATGCGGCACATGTTCTTCATCTCACTGCTAATCCTATTTCTTTTACTCTCTGTAATATAGAGAAGAACGATACCATTAGTAAGAAGTTTCAGAACTTCAAGCTGGAATGGAACATGAGGAATATGGAGCAAATCAAGTACGAACTAATATCCAAGCAGAAGAAAGTTGGCGATGCTGGCGTACTATTCAAATTTGACCCCATAAAGAAAAAGGGAACAGTTAAAGTCTATTCATATGATGATGGATATTCTGTCATACCTAACTATAATGAATATGGGGAAGAAATTTCACGCTCCTTATTTTATAAGATAGATGATTTGACAGAAGTCATTGATACATTTGATGATAAGTACCTTTATCGTTCAATACGAAGCAAAGAAGGAGAGCCTACCAATAATGGATGGGTTACTGAAAGGATTCTTCATGGGTTTAGCCGTAATCCTCTTGTCTACCATAGAGGCAAAGTAGCTTGGGAATATTCTCAAAGTATAATTGAGATAATTGAATTGCTTACAAATATACATGCTGTGACATTAAAGCGGTTTGGTACTTGGGGATTAGTTTTAAAAGGGGAAATGAATGAAGACAGTTTCAAGCGAGATAACGGCACATTAGTTATCAATCTCCCGGCAGACGAAGGTTCAAGCTACAAGACAGAAGCAAAGACGTTGGAGTTTCCAGAGCCGGAAAGTATGATTGCTTATCTGGAATATTTGCTGGAACAAGTTTCAATTGCTTCATCTGTCAGCTTTATCACTCCAAAGGATATCACTAATACTGGAAGCGGTGGCAACGGTATTGCATTGTCTATGCGTAATGATATTGCGTTGGCTACTCAAAGTGTTGCTGATTGGTCTGATTCTATCAATGAGATAACCTATCTCTTCCAAGAGATGTTAGGATTGGAAGAAGACCAGACTAATGCTTATACAGATTTGAAGATTAAAGCCAAGCTGAATATTTGGAGCATGGAAACCAACAATACTAAGATTACCAACTTAGCTATGGAATCTAAATGGATTTCCCGACAAACATTGATTGAAGAATCTCCGTCTTCTGCACCGGATGAACTTGACCGAGTAGAAAGAGAGAAGAAGCAAGAAGAAGAAGATGCTATCAAGCAAGCTGAAAAAGCTGAACGGATAAGCAAGAACAACAATACAGAGATTATCGAAACTCCTAATAAAACTACTTACAGTAGCAACGTTTAAAATAATAATATCATGGATTGGACGCAGATTTTAGTATCAATACTTGGAGGGGGGGGGTTCTTAGGTGGAATAGTTTCACTTGTAAACATGAAACCCTCTCGCAAGAAAGCGATGGCAGAGGCTCGGACAGTTGAGATTACCAACCTTGAAAAGTCAATATCAATAATGGAAAAAAGCTACAGTAACATACAAACGTATGTGAACAAGGAAATAACCCGTATTGAAAATGACCTTTCAGAACTGAAAAAGAAGTATGAAGAAAAAGTTATCTCTATACGGCAGGCGTACATTTGCAAAGTGCCAAGCGAAGAATGTCCCGTGCTGTTAAAGCAAGCAAAGTTTGATATGGCACATGAATGCGATGAATGTAGAGGTTGTGAAAAAAATGAAAAGAAGGAGGACTGAAAATGAATATAAAGAACTATTTTAATATCAAAGAGCTTGTATGCAAGCATGTATATAACAAGTTTGGAGAAATGGCTTGGACGTTTTTTGACCCACGATTGCTTGAAACAATATGCGTCATACGAGAAAAGCTTGGTAAGCCTATAACTGTCAATACTTGGCATTCGGGAGGAGGTCTAACGCAAAGAGGACTTCGTTGTAATGTATGCCAATTAGTAGCTGAAAAGACCCGATTGGAGAAGGTATATGTATCTGCACATCTGCAAGGAACTGCACTGGACTTTGATGTGAAGGGAATGACCGCCTTGGAAGTTCGTAATTGGATTAAGGCAAATCAGATACTTCTTCCTTATCCGGTACGCTTGGAACAAGATGTCACTTGGGTACACTTAGATGTACGTACTGATGGAAGTAATGGCAAAGTAACCTATTTCAAAGGATGAAAAAGGTTCTTCTCCTAATAATCCTTTTGCCTCTTTTGTTTTCATGCCGAACTGCAAAAGACTTGGAGAAAAATACAGAAATAAAAGAGATTATCAAAGAACGGCATGACACTTTAACAGTACACACAAGAGATAGTATCTATTTTTCTGTTATTCAAAAAGGCGATACTGTTTTTAATACTAAGTATATTGAAAAAATCAAGTACATAGACAGAACAGTCATACAGAACGATACTATATATCAAGAGAAAGAAGTCATTAAGGAGAAAGAAGTCATTAAGAAGCATGTTCCATCATGGTGCTGGTGGCTTTTACTAATTAATGCAACAATCATAGGAATAATCGGAATTAGGCACTTATATACAAAGTAATAATTAATAAAGTAAACGTTTGATTTTTAGTTTATAATATCTTATCTTTGTACTAAATCAAAAGCAATAGCATGTTGAAAGCCTATAAATATAGATTGAAGCCTACTAAGGAACAGAAGATATTCTTTGAGAAATCCTTTGGATGTGTACGCTTTATCTATAATTGGGCTTTGGCAAAGCGGATAGAAGCCTATCAGAACGAAGGGAAACGAATAAATGCGGTTGAACTATGCAAGATGCTTACCGACTTGAAGAAAGCGGAAGGCATGGAGTGGCTGAAAGAAGTAAGCAACGAATGCTTGCAGCAGTCAATCCGGAACTTGGATAGTGCATTTACAAGATTCTTTCGTGAGAAGAAAGGGTTTCCTAAATTCAAATCCAAGCACAAAAGCAGAGCAGTATATAAGGCTATCAACTCTGTAGCAGTAGACTTGGATAACAACCGGATTAAACTTCCTAAAATCGGATGGGTGAAACTGTCTGAGAATAGAAAGTTTGAAGGAGATGTAAGGTCTGTCACGGTATCTAAAACCAAGACAGATAAATACTATGTTAGTGTATTGGTAGAGGATGGGAAAGAACTTCCATCCAAAGAACCGATAACTTATGAGGGTACAATCGGGATAGATGTAGGAATAAAGGACTTTGCAGTATGTTCCAATGGGGACGTATTTCAAAACCCTAAATATCTTGAAAAAGCTACTGACCGATTGAATATAATCCAAAAGCGTTTCAGTAAATCCAAGAAGGGAGGAAACAGATATGAAAGACTTAGAAAGCAGTTAGCAAGACAATACGAGAAAGTAACCAACCGACGGACAGACTTCTTACACAAAGTAAGTACAAAGCTCGTTCGCGAAAACCAAGCGATAATCATAGAGGACTTGAACATTAGCGGCATGATGAAAAATCACAAGCTTGCACGTTCAATAGGCTCTGTTGGTTGGGCTACTTTCTTCTCCATGCTTGAATACAAGTGTGAATGGTACGGGAAGACTTTAATTCGCATAGGTCGCTTTGAACCGTCTTCAAAGATGTGTGAGTGCGGATATATAAATAGAGAACTTAAACTTTCCGACCGTAAGTGGACTTGTCCCAAGTGTGGAACTGTGAATGACAGAGATTTACTTGCAGCCCGAAACATTAAACGCTTCGGACTACAAGCACAGAATTTATTAACCCAACCGATGGCGCATCGGGGATTGGACGGTGAGAACCCAACTATGGACGACCGGGGCACAAGCTCCCTAAGAAGTAGCGGTTCGATGAAACGTCAAATTATTCAAGTGTAAGCTTGGATATAAGCACCTACTACGTAAAATGGCGAACGAAGTAAACCCTATACTGAATATATACAATGAAGATGGCACTCCCTTCCACGACATCAGTTTGAGAAAACACACTTTCTCAACTATTGTTATGTCGTTAAATGACAAGATAGAAGGAGAGTTTTATTATAAAGACAATTCACTTTCGTTTACTCTGCAAGAATATGTAGAGTATAAAGGAATAAAGTACATTCTTAAAAATCCTCCCGTAGTTGTTAGAAAAGGAATGACTTCGGAAAACAGCGAGGCAAAGGGAATGACTAAATATAGTTGTACTTTCTACCATGAAATGATTGAATTGTACAACATTCCCTTTACTGACATTGCTATTAGTAGCAGTGAGGAAAGTTATCGTAGCGAAAAACGGACTTTCTCGTGGATTGGTACATTAAGCATGTTCGTTCAAAAAATCAACTCATGTCTTGTCGGAACTAAATGGACTTGCAAGTTACAGCCAACATTTGTAGATGATGGGACAATGAGTGATGTGTTATCATTCAGTAATCAATTTATTTCAGACGTTTGCAAGACTGCATACGAAACATGGAAAGTTCCATTTGTAGTTGATGGATATACTATTTGGTTTGGCAAGCCATCTAAGGAAATACTTGACAATGAAAACAAGCCATACATATTCAAATTCGGACAAGGTGTAGGACTAAAAAACAATGATTGCACACCAAAGAATAATAAGGTCATTACTCGTATTGCTGGATATGGTAGCAACATTAATATTCCGTATGGCTATCCTATAATTACAGATGCAGACGGAAATCGCATTGAGCACCCATATACTCGTGACACGTTAATGCCATCAGTATATGTAGAGGCTGTTAGAAATAAAGTCTTGTTTGGTTCTAAAGACCCTCTTATTGACTACTATGACGCAGATAGCAGCTATCCTACTCCTATCAATCCTCTTGCACCAGTATTCCATATCCAAGAATTTTCCAGCATACGACCTACTATTGAAGGTATGACATACAAGGGACAAGCTATTGACTTGTTCAAAGAAGTAATAGTACCGGAAGGTGGCTGGGATGATTATATTGACCCCGAAACGGGAGAGGTTAGACAGTCGTATTTTGATGTGACGCTTTATCCTCTTGGCTTTGACTTATATGCACAAGCAGCAGTTACAAGTGGAATGACCTTCTCCATGAAGTCCGGTGACACATTAGGAGCTAACTACGAGGTAGCAGTAGATTGGGAAGATGTAAAAAAGAACTTCTATGTAACTGATGAAGCTGGAAACATTGTATTCAAACCAAATGGAGAACAGAGGGACTATGCTAAATATCCAGACAGTACAGACCAAGCTATTACTATTAAACTGACAAAGGACTTAGATACATTTGGTACGATAATGCCAAGCAAGTTCCAGCAAGTAAAAACTGGCGACAAGTTTGTCATATTGCACATTGAAATGCCACAAGCATATATAGACAAGGCACAAGAACGTTTGGACGTTGCCATGAAAAGATATATGCTTGAAAATAATATGCCTTTGTATGACTATCCTTTGAGCTTCGACGAACACTTCTTGGAAACAAACCAAGCAATTCTTGCGCAGATTAAGCCTAATACGATTGTCAGATTCTTGTATAAGGACAAAGAAGAAGCAATGGCATTATCTGTGAAGGAAATGTCAATCCAATATGGTACAAATCCGCTTCCTACTTATAACATTACTCTTACAGATGAAGTGTCTATTGTACTAAATCAGATAGGACAGATAGCTGACGGTCTTAGTAAGTTAGGAAGTCAAGTAGCACAGTTACAAGCTATTTATGGACTTGACATTGTAGGCGAACTGAACAAAAAACTCAGCAGAGTTAAAGATGATACCGCACAAGGAATGATAACTTTCTTGCGTGGATTGAAAGTTGGTAGCTTTGTTACCGGAAGTACGGGCGGTATATTCTATGCAGATACAGACGGAAAATCACATGCAGAGCTTGATTATCTGACAGTAAGAATGAAAGCCATGTTCTATGCTTTGGAGATTATCAAGACCGGAGTTATCGGAGGTCGCCAAATGATTACTCCCGGTGGTGCAATCGAATGTATCAAGATAGAAGATAGAAATGATATACTTGACGAAGAAGGCAACAAGACTGGCGAAAATGTTTGGGACTATTGGCGATGCTATTTCTACCAAGATGATGGTACGGAAGCATTAGATAATCGTTTCCGAGCAGGAGATATGGCTTTGGCACAAGACTTCAATATTAAGGAGGGAGTTTATGAGAATGTGTCAAATCATTACTTATGGCGTTTGGTTGTAAACGTAGGAACTAATTACATTGACATCTCAAAAACTGATGCTGATGCAGCCAGTGATGCACCGCGAGTAGGAGATACTATTTGTCAGTTAGGTAATAAGACTTTTGTTGATGCAAATGGTGTTACTCATGTAGAGGACAAGACAAGACAGAATGCAATTATCTTTAGTGCAGTTGACACTTTCTCGCCAAGTATGACTTTATATGCTGGCATAAACAGCTATTCATACCTCAACAAAGAGTACGTGTCCTACGGTGTTGACAAGACTACAAATCTCGCTTATATGAACGTCTATGGCAACTCTTATATTGGAGCAAGAGATAAGAGCAGCTATATGAAGTTTGATACGGTAACTGGTGTTGAGATAAAAGGTAAACTTGTAACCAAATCTGGCAAAGACGTTGAGGAAACATTTAACAGCTTCCAAGACCAGATAGATGGAGTAAAGGAAACTTGGTATGGAGAATACACACCAACTCTTACAAACCAGCCAGCAGTAGATTGGAATACAGAAGCTTTGAAAAAACGGCATGAAGGTGATGTATTTACCAATATCCAAGAATATGTCGATGATGAAACTACTCCCGATGCAGGAAAATCATGGAGATGGGTAAAGACGGGAGATACATGGGGATGGACGCAGATTGCAGACAATGACACTTCAAAGGCTTATCTTGAAGCAGCTAAAGCGCAAAAGGCAGCAGAAGAAGCTAAGAAAGAAGCCAATGACGCAAAGCAGACTGTAACCAATATGAAAGACTTCACAGACGAAGCCTTTAAAGACGGTATTGTTGACAGACAAGAAGCTGCCGCAATTGAGAAATATTTGAACTCAATCAAATCAATACAGAAGAGCGTAGCGGAATCTTATTCTAAGGTTTATGCTAATCCTTTATTGTCCGGTACTGCTAAGGTAGAACTAAAAACCGCTTATGATGGATTTAATGTGGCAACTACCGAGCTTATTACTGCTATTGATGATGCCATAGCTGACGGAGTAGCTACCTCAACGGAAGTCGCTTTGGTAGATGGTAGGTACGACACCTTCAATACCAAATATGGAGATTTTATAGCTTATTTGAATGCAGCCAACAACTTTATCCAAGACAAAATAAACACTTCCGCAGAAGATGCGAAGAAAGCTGCGGAAGAGGCTCAAAAGGCGGCAGATGCAGCTAAAGCAGAAGCGGAAGCAGCTAAACAAAGATTGGATAAGTGGGCAGAAGATGGGGTTATATCTCCTACTGAAAAGCAATCAATCAAAGATGAAATAGTTCGTATAGACGCTGACAAGACAAATATTACAGCAGGATATACTTTGTATTCATTGGGTAGCCCTACGGGTTATCTGAATGCTCATAGCAATTATCGTGCAGTGTTGGTTACATTGTCGGCTTCTACTCCCGAAAATATAACCATACCTTCTGACTTCGCTTCAAAGCAATCTGCATACTACAACCAACGAACAGCAGCTTTGAATGCCATCAGTGACGCAGCTAAGGCGGCAGTAGATACCGTTAAAAAAGACTTGGCTGGTTATGAATATCTAAAGAAAGCGTGGAAAGAGAGTACCACAATCGAAGGTGGTGTTATTCAGAATGCGTTAAACATGCTGGGATATACTGACCCGGTAGCTGGATTTAAAGTAATGTCCGGTATGAATGGTGTCTATGATGCTACTAAGGTCGGTGGAGGTATTGCTTCTTGGTATGGAGGTTCTATGAAGGATAGAGCAGATTATACAGAAGCAAACATGCCATCAGATGTAGCAAAGGCTATCATTCGTATGGATGGCTCTGGCTACCTTGCAAGCGGTGCTGTATGGTGGGGGACTGATGGTGTTTTCCATGCTGACCCACAATCATTCATCATCAAAGAAAATCAGCTTGGCGACTATGTTTCTCTATTCCAGATTGTATATCGTTCTGGAACTCCGAAGACTATTAGCTACATGATACCACAATATCCGATGCAGAAATTAACGGTTTCTGACTACATCGAAATAGGAACAACTGGGTATCGCATTGGAGTAGATAGTGCCAATAACGCTATTAAAGTCTACAAAGAAGATGGCTCTGCTGTGAACTTCTACGCCACTGGTGCGGTGTCCGCAAAGGGTATCAGTTCCGGTAGCGGTGGAGGAGGTGGCGGTCTTATCGACACCGTTTATGGATATTCAAGTTTAGGTGGTACATTCGCTGATTCAACATTATCAGACACCTTTAACGCATACACTATCAACAAGTTGGCAAGTAGAATTACTGAACTTGAAAAGAATGGTGGAGGTACTGGCATTGCTGGTATCAAAGTTAACGACCAAACTTATGTGCCGGATGCAAACAAGTATATCACTTTACCGGACTATCCGACTATAACCGCAGCAAAGAACTTAGAAACATATTCTGCCATAACTTCTGCGGCAGTAGATACAATAGCTACATTTACAGCATCTAAGACATCTGTATGGGAGGCAAATGGTACTGCATATGGAACTACTGGTGCTAATGATACTGTATTAAACATTGGTTCTGCGGCAAATAGGTTATTCCAATTAAGAGCAGCCTATAATTCTGATGATTTTTACCTTAGAGGTGTTGGTGCAAGTTCTTTCAGAACTTGGTATAAAGTCCTACATGAAGGAAACTATTCTACTATAGGAGATACTCGTTATGTAAAAAAAGCAGGAGATACTATGACGGGTGGATTAACAATAGGAGAAAGTACTGCTACTGAAATACCATTGCATGTAAAAAGTGTTGCTACTACTGGTTCAAATTATATTAGATTTTATAGCAATGGTGCGATAGTTACGGATGTTGGGTATAGCAAGGATTTAAGCACTCATTTATATAATGGTAATTTAACCAGCCATCCAACCCTCGTTTTAGGACGAACAAATAACCTTACTGATGGCATGCAATTCAGATACAGCAATGTTTACTACAATGTATTACATGCTGGCAATTACCAAAACTATCCAAATACAAAAGTAGGAGTTAGCACCATTTGGCTATACCCAGAAAAAAATAATGAGATTAACTTTGGAGGTACAAATACTTCGTCTACTATATTTTTTGGATATAGAGCTAAAGATAGTAGAGTTAAACCAACAGCCTTTGTGTTTGGTAATAATAATTCTCCTTCTACCTCTTCTGGTGGTAACTGTACCATAATGGGTGCAAATTATTATGCAAATGCCTCTTCTGGACCTCATTTTTATGGAAGAGCAGATGCTAATAATTGGGCGTACATAAGACTTTATTCCGGTACTATCTATGGCGACATAGCTATTACAACAAATTCAAGTGTTTCTTCTACTGCTGGTGGAATAGAATTAAGACCAAGTGGTGCTGAATCTAAGAAAGGAGGAGTAACGGGTGAAGGATATTTATTTACCCAAAGTAGCGGTTACTTGACAACAATTGGCTCTACAAATATTTCATACTGTCATTTTAATACAACAGCACCAGGATATTACTTTAATAAAACTACAGTTGTTAATGGCAATATAACTCCCTATGTTAATGCGAACTTTGATTTAGGAAGAACAGATTATTATTGGAATAGAGTATATGCTAATGCTTTTATATCTAAGATAGCTACTGGCACACAGCCGTTTCAGTGTGTATCTACTACTACGTGCACGAATTTGAATGCGGATTTGTTGGATGGCTTTCATGGCTCTGCGGAATCAACTGCAAATACGTATGTAAGAAGAAATCAAAATAAATATATTAATGTAAATTATATTAACTCAGATACAGCAAAAAATGAAAACCATGATTTTACTCAAATTATAACTACAGATGATGGGGATAATTATTATAGAAAAGCTGGGATAAGATTTTTTATGAAGCGATTAAACAGCTATACTAAAACTATTGATTTAAAAAGTTTAGATGCTAACAAATATTATCCTATATCTTTTCAATTAGTACAAAGGAATTCATTTATTAGAATTAAAATTTGGAACTGTTTAGATGGTAATAAACCTACTTGGGCTACACATACAAATGGTTTTGCTGCTGCTATTGAATGGGACACTACTACAAATAAATGGGGAAGTCAAGACACTCAAAGAATTATATACGCTGATAATTATAAATATTGTGATAAATCTCCTTGCGGTGGTATTGAACAGAATGAGATGGCAAGTGTAGAAATTGTATATTTAAGAGGAGGAGCTATCTATTATTATAACAACAACGATAATATAGAAGCTATAATAAACAGCAATGGATATTCTTGGACGAGTAGTACCTATAGCTATTCAGCACCAGTAATAAATAATATAAAGAATCGAGCATACTCATGCTATAATCGTTCCTTAAGGTCTTTTTCAACATTATATTGTAGTGAGATTATATCATATAAACTTAACATAAGTTCTACAAGTACTTTTGGTGAAACTGCAACTTTTAATGGTGGAATGTATTCTGGTAATATCTTTCCGTTAAGCAATAATAATTACAGAATAGGTTCAAGTAGCAATAGATTTATAGATGCGTATATTCAAGCTTGGGTCTATGCTAATTCTGGTCTTTATATGAATCCATCTGGTATAACCCAAAATGGTTCTTATTTGGAACTTTCAAGCGGTGGAAATGAGATTATTATAGCTGGAGGCACTGATTTTAATGTTAATTATAGAGGTGCAAGTTATGGCGGTAGGTCTGTTCCTAAAAAATGGTATTGGCATGCAGGAAGCAGTTCATCTTGGACAAATATGGAATTTGGAGATTGTACCCTGCATGGTTGGATAAATAGCACGGGAATATCTGCAAGTGGCGCTAATACTTTTAATGTAGGAGCAAGGTTCTCAAATACGAGCCATGATAGTATTGAAATCGTTGGAGGTAATTATACAATGGGACTTGGCTGTCATTCAAACGGGTTTTGGTATTGGTGGAGAGGTACTGCTAATCCGACAATCTCTACAAATAAATCGTATGTTATGGCATATAATGGTAGAACATGGGCTTTTACTGGAAGTATTACTGCTACGGCTGCAATCACTGCTAAAGCTACTTCTGACTTTAGATTAAAAGAGAATTACGATGGGCTTATAGATTACCGAGAAAGACTACTAAAACTTGGCAGAGTTTATGACTATAATTATAACAAAAAAGCATTGGATTTATACCAAGATAGGATAGACAATAAACGTCATACCGGACTTGTATATCAAAATGCGGTGAAAGCTGGTATCACAAATTTCTGCCACGAAAAAGACGAATATGGATATGGTAGCTTGAATTATTTATCTCCCGACCTTATCGCAACAATCATTGGTTCTGTGCAAGCCAATATCCTTTCTATCCGTCTTGTTGAATCAGAGCAAGAACGAATGAGAAAGGAATTGGAACATGCTAAATCAGAGATTAATAGGCTTAAAGGCTTAGTTGCCTCTTTACAGAACTAAGTTCTTTTTCTAAGGTAGCTATCTTCTTTTTGAGGGTAGCTACCTCATTATCTACTTGCTGAATACCTCGCCATAATACGGGTATTAAACGTTCGTATTGTATTACATAATAATCTTTAAAACAGTTACTTACCCATTGACTATATCCATTTATTAGCAAGTCTTGTGCAATAAGTCCGTAATGCTCCTCATTGTCATTAAAGATTGGAGAGTTTGCTTTTGCGGTATCATTCCAGTAATACTTCACTGACTTTAACTTGTGAATAATATCCAAAGCATTGTATTCTTTGATATTTTTCTTCAATCTTATGTCAGAAGAGGAAGACTTGGCTGTAACTGCGCCAGTTGCCTCTATATTGCCATTAATTAGTAATCTTGAACTATTTAATTGTAACCATCTTGCATTAAATTGTCTTGAAGTATTTGCGCTACTTAAAACTATTTCATTATTATAATATCCCAGTCCAAATGCGTAAGTACCACTTCTAACAAAAGCATAGCATACATATCCGGTATTAGCTGTATTGGGACGAGTACAGTTATAATAACCATACGCATTATCGCTTCCTCCATCGCCAGCAGAGAACAGATTTGAAGTTCTTATAAGACCAGTTGCAGTAATGCTTGTAACTCCAGTCATAGCTCCACTGACATTTGCCGACCCGTTTACTGACTGTCCCCAAATCGTTCTTGTAGTTCCCCAATAGGAAGTTGTGATATTAGCTGAACCATTGAATGATGTACCATTTATTGTACGTGAAGTCTGCAAGGTTGTAGCGGTCGTAGCGTTTCCACTAAGAGAGCCAGTCAGTGTCCCGGATAGTCCTCCGTTGAATGTAGCCTTACCACCAAAAGTACTTGTAGAACTAAAGTTTGTATCAAATTAGTAGCCAGATATTTGGAAGTTTCAAAAAAACACTTTATTTTTGCACGTAACAAAATGATATGAAAATGAAATTTAAAGACTACTTTGACCTTGCAGAAAAGTATGAGGTAGAGAGTTTTATCAAGTCTGACCCTATACAATTCCCACGAAGATTTAAGGATAGAAAAGACATCGAAGTAGCGGCAGTCATAGCAGCTTGGCTTGCTTATGGCAGGCGTTCAGTATTCATTCCCAAAATAGATTATATTCTTACAGAGATAATGGGGAATAAGCCTTTTCAATATATATATGGCGTGGAATGGAATAAATACAAGGATAATTATACGAGCTTATATCGTATGACTTCTTGGCATTGCTTTGCTTCCCTTTGTGATAAACTTCATTCCATATACATGAAGTACCCTAATCTTGAAGATGCTCTTGGACGTGTTACTTATTCGCAGAAATGTACCTACTATTGCCAAGGATTATGCCATTTATTACATGGTGAAACAATGATACCCAGCCCAAACAGTAATTGTGCAAATAAAAGAGTAAATATGCTGCTTAGATGGATGATAAGGAAAGATAGTGTAGTTGACATTGGATTATGGAAAACTCTTTCTCCTTCCCGGCTTCTTGTTCCTTGTGATACGCATTCTTTGCAGTCGGCAGTCGAATTTGGGATTATCCCCAAAGTAGATGAATCAAAAAAAACTTGTATAAAAGTGACTGAATTTGCAAAAAAAGTATTTCCTTCTGACCCTGCAAGGTTGGATTTTAGTTTGTATGGCTATGGAGTGGAGAAATCAGAGAAATAAAGGTTATGTCAAGAACACTACGAAAGGATTAGCTGGCTGGCTGAATGTAGAAGGTATTCACTTTGATGTAAATGCTACTTTTTGGAAAGATGATAAGGGAAAACCATTTATATGTGTGCAAAGAGCCATAGAGAAGGTGTTTGATGAAAAGACTTGTACATTCAATGACATTAAACCTCGACCATTTATAGAATGCAATGCTTTTTATACGGGAAAACCTTTCCCAAACGTTTCATATAAGGGATATTTTTACCTTGCATCCTTTCGGTTTGAACTACTTGCAAGCTGGGAAACAAAAGAGATGAAATCCTTATGTATGATTGTAAGCAGAACTACTGAACAACCCTTGATAAAGAGAATTAACCAGATAATGAAAGAGAAAAACCATGAATTGCCAAAAACTTAAAAACGATTTTATCAATATGAAAGACAAGACACTCAAAGAAGTGTGTGACATTCTTAGGAAATATGATATGAATTGGGAAATTTCATTGTCATATTTTGTCGCCAGCCTATTCGGTGTAGATAGGGCTGATATGCTTTCTAAAGACAGAAGTAAAGATATAGTTTATGCAAGATGGTTCTATTGGTATGTATTAAGAGAAGTCTGTAAAAAAGACTATGAAACAATAGCACAAGAAGTATCTATTGATGATGCTATATTTGTTACAAGTAGTATATACCAAGGAATATCAAACATGCAGGAACTTATATCATCCAACAGCTTTTACCGAGATAAATGGATGATAGTTAAAAGTATGGTAAGCTTGAAGAAGCCTACTTGAATTTTCAAATGCAAAGTTGTGGTGGGTTATTTGCCCACCATTTCTTTTTCCTTTGACAAGATATTTTCTATATTCTCCTCAGTAAATCCAAAGATAGCTGCGAAGCGTTTAAACTCGTCCATGCGTGACTTAGGTATCATTCTATACATGGAATTAATCGGTTTCTCACTTTTCATGGCTTTCATTGCCTTCAAAATCTCTTTTCTTTTCATTTCTTCTATTTTTACAACAATCACAGTCACATAAGAAAATCTTAGCTATGTCCCATGTTCTATCTACCAAATCTTGACCTAAATACTGTACTTCTTCCCCTTCTAATGGAATACCGTAGAATTGGCAGATATGAACGGCACAATGTCCCAATTCATGGTGATATGATTTAAGAAACTCTTTTTCAGAGTTGGTTATACTAATTACAATAACAGATGTCCTACTGATGTAGTCACTGAATGTAAGCCCAGTATTTACGCTGCAAGAGGACAAGTTGTCATAAGCAATATCATAACTTTTACTGCCACATTTCAACTTATCCATTGCATCCAAGACTTCATCCAAATAATCACAACTGTAGTCCAAGAACAGCAATATATGCCAATCATATTTTTCGATATAAAGCTCTTGTCGTTTCATAAAAGGAATATTTAGAGCATATCCTTCCAATTAATTACTTTTCCCATACCCATCATGTCTGCGAAGAAATGACGGAAAGCTTTCTCCGTTGTAGGATAATCTGGGTCATCAATATAATCGCGGATAAAGGCTGCAAGGTATTGCTCATTTGGAATACTTTTCCCAAAGTAATCAGCCTTTGCCATATTTGCAACATACACACAATTATAACCATTATCCTTTTCAAGAGTAATGTTATACTTTTTAAGCATGGCTGTAACTTGGTCTTTAGTAATAGGCGTTATCTTACCTTCTTTAGTCTTCATCATAGAAATTGCCCAATCGCACATTTTCTCACTGAAATTAAAGCCATAGTTTTGAAGATACGTCCGCATTTCTTCTGGTATATTGTCATATACATCAAATGAAGTATTTCCCATTTTACTGAATATTTATTTGTTAAACAAAAGGGGAGAATAATCTCCTCCCCTCTACTACATTATCAACGACGGCGACGGCGACCTCTACGCTCGCTCATACGGTCTTCCCGGTCATAATCACGGTCGTAGTCTCTATCGTACTCGCGTCCGTAATCTTCACGACGTTCACCCATTTCTTCCATTTCGTCCAAAAGGGTTTCAAAGTCTTCCTTCAAGCACTTCATGCTTTCCTTGAAGTTATCGTAGGCATCTTTGACACCACCACGACCTCTTTGAGAAATTTCTATCATTCCCATACTATTTACGTTTTAGATGTTATTTTACTGTTTCTGTTAGAACTATTCAGTTCTTGAAGCAGGGACTTGATGTCATTCAAATCACCCTTTAAAGATTTAACTTCTGATTCTAAAGAACCGATTTTCTCTTCCTGCTGTTTCTCTTTGGCAAACTGAGGATTGAGTTGTTTCAATATATCATCGCAGCTTTCTATTACAGATTGGTGATAATCTCTGCTTTCCACTATCTGACGGCTGGTCTGAATCATATTCTCAACCTCTGAAAGAATTGCTTCCTTCTTGTCCGATACAATAGCATTAGGATAGGTAAATACCTCTACATTTGTAGGAAGCTTCTGAAATTCCATAACCTCTTCACCAGCCTTAATCTTCGCATCTATAACTGTTTCCTGCTGTGCTCCAAAAGGTACAGAAGGATTATAGGTAGGATATTTAGGCATAGGATTAGATACGGATTCAACCGTTCCTATCTTCAATATTGGTTTCTCACCTTTGATAAGAATATAGCAAATATTCCCTTGCTTTAATGAACCAAACATAGTCTAAACTTTTAATTGTTACTTACTCTTTGCCGATGAAGCAGATGCAGACTGATTAGGTACTGCCGCTTCTGCCGGACTGTTGATTGCCGTTACTCCCATAAGTCTGAATATTCCACAGCATTTGTCAATATAGACAAAATGTTCAGTAGTATATCCTGCTTGAATTTGTGGCGCTGGTGCGGCTGTACCTTGCGGAACAGTTACATCATGCCCAAGAACTTGCGTAGACTTATTGTCAATAACTGGAATTTTAGTCGTTCCCACATTGCTATTCTCTGAAACTACTGTACTGTTTCGGTTTGCCATCGGAACAACTACATTAACGGGTAATGTAGCTCCTGCTGTACTAACCGGGTGACGAACTTTCCAAAGAACTACTGTGCGGTTTGGAAGGGCACGCCAGATACATGGGTTAATCCCATAATTTACCGTAGGAGTAGCTTCATCTGTAGTTTCTACATATCCCGAAGTTTCAATTACGGGAATACCTGCAACGTCTATTTTGGGCACAATTACCCTTCTTGCTACGGAAACACCATTGTTAAAATAGGTAGTCATATTCCTTATTTTTAAAAATTAATACTATCTTTGCATCGGGATAGATAAGAGGTAATTGGCTTATCGAAAAGGCTTGCTAAGTGCCCTTCCCTTTCTTTTATTACTTAGCATCTTATTAACTAATAACTTAGCAATATGACAAACCAAGAATTTATCGAAAGCATTTCACTTGAAGGTGAAATTTGGAAGGACGTAATCGGATATGAAGAATTATATATGGTTTCTTCGTTCGGACGAGTGATGTTTAAAAGACGTTTCCGAAACAATGGAAATGGTGGATATTTAATGCCACCTAAGCTATGCCATTTAATGGAAACGAAGTTTGGCTATTTACAAGCTCGTTTATGGGAAAACAATAAGGAGAAAAAATGTTATGTTCATAGATTAGTGGCTACTTCACATATACCTAATCCTAATAATTATCCCATAATAGACCATATAGATACAAATAAGAAGAATAACAACGTATCTAATTTAAGATGGTGTACTTCTTCCATGAATGCTCTAAATCCTATAACAAGAAAGAGAAATTCCCTATCTAAAATAGGAAATAGAAAAATGATTTTAGCAAACAGTAAATCTGTCATTCGTATCAATCCAAATAATCCCAATGATATTAAGATTTATGAATCTCCTACTTTTGCTAAAAAGACAGAAGGATATAACCAAGGTCATATTTCTGCTGTATGTTTAGGTAAAAGGAAATATCATAGAGGATATAAATGGATGTACTTATCCGATTACGAAGCCCTCAATAAGTCAAAGAACGAATCTCCCGATGCAGAGAATTAATTAGCAACCGCAGCCGTAGCCTTCACCTGCTGCATAGCCAGTAGCATAGGCATTCACAAAAGGATAGCCATAGCAGCAATTTGGATTGGGCACTACATAGCTTGGAATTGGTGCAGGAGTACGAAGCTGATTTACGATATTAGCTGTTTGTGCTTGCTGTGATGCACTAAGCTCCAATGCCGATTTCTCAGCACGTAACGTATCAATCTTATTCTGCATTTCGCGCATTTCAAGCTGACAGAACTTATCATTGATAATCTGAGTTTGAGCGTCAATCTTAGCACCCAGAATATTGAACTGAGTATTAGCATTAGACTTCAAATCATCTGTCTGGTTGATTGTAGCAATGCGGTTTTCGTAACCCTGCTGTTGGATTGCTCCCTTCACATCGCAGCAGCACTGTGCCATTTGGTTAGCTATCTGACAGTTACCAGCTTGGATTGAGTTGATAATCTGTTGTGAGGACATACCTACTTGACAGCCAACTTCTGCAACTTTAGCGCTTACACCATTGATAGCCTGCTGAATCTGACCTACTGAGCAGTTCAAGTTAGTAGCCAGATTGTTGATAGCTTGACCGTTGCCTTGAATTGCGCTCATAAGTAACTCACGACCGTTATCGTTGTTGATAAGACCAGCCAATCCGGGAGCACCAGCACCACCGCCACAGCCGCCATCATTGCCACCCCATCCGTTACGTCCGAACAACGGGAACAAGAAGAACAAGAAGATTATCCACATAAACCATGAACCATCTCCACCAAAACCGTTATTGCCATTCTTACCGTTCATAGCAACCAACAAGTTAGGGTCAATACCTTTCTGCTGCAACAGAGGGGCAAGCATAGCCATCATTCCACTGTTACCACCACCAGCTTCGGGGGTGTACACAACTGTTTTTGATTCCATATATCTTTACTTTTAATTGTTAATTGCCCCAATATTAGGGCTTGACAAATTAACGGTGAAGTTTGTTACTAAAAGAATAGTTTGTATCAAGTTCGGAACTAATCGCCATTTCGGAACACCGCAAACGCTTTTTCTTTAGCTTCCTGATACTGGCAGTTGACATTGTAACGTTTAAGACGGGATTTGAACTTATTCCTAATCTTATTTGTACAAGGACGAGATAAGCCAGTAAGCTCGGCTATCTCATTGTCTGTGTACCATTCTCCCAAGATGCTGACAAGAATATAACGAGCATTCACACATTCCTCCTTCTTTGAGGATATGATTTTCTCTTTGCTAACCTTGCAACAATCACTTACAATGCCGAGTGTTTCTTGATAAAGATTGATAATTCTCATAAGGACTTCTTCTTTTTAGGTTTTGAAACTGTTTCTATCAATTCGTTGGAAAGATTGTGTAGCTTATGTAAAGGAGTATAATCTTCCATTTGGTCTAATATCATAAGACCCCTCAATTTCCTAACTGTTTCTTTCTTCGGTTTTCCCATACAAGTATTGTTTTGGTTTGTGCAAAGTAAGCCCTATTCCGAATGAACTTTACGAAAGTCCAAATAAAAAGCCGTAATGTATTGGAACACTACGGCTTACACGAATAACTAATTTATGAAGTAAAAAAACTAAAAGTGGTTGCGTCGGGCATATTCTGCAATTAGAATGCCATCTCTATCTGGGTGTTTAATATTATCAAACTGTGGAAACAAGCGGTTTCCTATATCTAAAGAAGCCTTTTTAAGCTCTTCCCCACTACAGCCTTTGGGAAGAAGTTCTTTTTGCCATTCCTTAGAATCTACAAACATGTGGCGAATACCCATTACTTCAATCATAATAAGTTCTGCCTCATGGCAACGTAACGCTGATGCAGTAGATGCAAAGCGGCTTGGATTTACAAGAGGACGCTCCATCAGAAGCGTAATGTCATTCTTGTTGTATTTGGAAAAAAGTTCCATAAATTTGATGTAATCCAACCGGGACACTTCTTTCTTTGCTTTTGTATAATCTTGCACCTTCTTGACGGGTGTCTTGACAAAAACGGATTCAATATCATCTCCGACAATACCGATGCTGCCGGAAACGCCATTATCCAAACCAACGTAAATCTTGCTCATATCATTAGATTTTAAATTTCCACAAAGATACAAACTTTTTTTTAACTTCAAAAGAAAAAGCCCCGGATTAACCGAGGCTTCCCCAAATGATATGAAGTTGGTCGCAACACGCACGTCACGTATTACTGTGCAAATATAAGCATATTACTTCTTGCTACCAACGTTTTCATCAACTATTTTAGCATCATCAAACATTGCTGCTACCTTTGAAGCTTTATCCTTGTCAATCAAAGGCTCGTCACCAGTGGTATCTACATATTCCGGAGTATCTGCACTACGGAATACAGCTTGGTCGTCCCGTATGGCATTCTGCATTTCGACTGACAATGGAGCTTTTCGAGATAAGTGCAACTTAATTACAGTCTTCCGGCACATTTCATGGAAATCAGTTACCCATTTTGAACTATCACGCACATTAGCATACTGACTTCTATATGTCTGCGAATAGCGCAGACCGTGAGCTTTCAGTTCCTCTACTGACATATATAATGTGCTCTCAAATCCGTTCAAAAGCTGGAAGTAAGATACATAACCGATAATGGGAAGTTCAGAACGCCTTTTATCGTCTTGTTCAAAATTAAAATCTATTTGACCCGTCAATCGGTTACGATTTACAAGCTCGCCTTCCCTTACGTCTGTATCATTAATACACTTAAACAGTCCACTCCGTAATGCCAACTGCCCATAAGCTCTATACCCAATCTGGAATTGCGCTTCTGTAATACCTAATTTATTGTTCTTATAAGGTATCAGATAAGCACAACCAAAAGCAGGGTCAAGCGGCAAATCGGATGCAGTAGCACGAATAGCACCATACATAAGCGTTGCTGGCTCACATTCCTGCAATTTTGCATTGTTAGCTACTAAAGATACCAAGTTGCTTACAAAAGCATCCTTTTTATCACTCAATACCTTTTTCAAATACTCTTGGGTTGCATTGTGGGATATGTAGCTATTCAGCCTTTGCAATCCCGTTACTTTGTTCTCGCTCATATTCTTTTAAAATTAATTGATATTGTTCTTCTGTAAATTCTTTCCAATCTAAAATCATAACCCTATACCCAGCTTCCTTCTCTATAAGATTACGGTAATACTCCACATTGAAAAAATCATCTTCTTTAGGTAGAAATAAAGAAGCTTGACCTCTACTATGATAATAGACAATGTACCAATAGGAAACGGCAGGAGCATCAATACATGAATATACTACACTGCCAATATAACCTAAAAAGAGAATGCCTAAGACTATCCATACTAACATATTACTGATGGAGTAAAGAAAATGTCCTATGCAAAGCACACCAATTATAGACAATATGATAAAGAGGAGAGAAACTATCTCTTTCCCCACAGCCTTTATAATCTTACTTTTCATCCTTCACCTCCTTAGTCTTAATCAGTACATATCCTTTCTTCTTGACTTCCTTCTGGTATTTAGCAAGCAGTTCGGGATGCTCAGACGCAAACTTTACCTTATCGAATTGCACAGATATGGCTTCATCTACTCTACTAATAGTAAAATATGGGGTCTTTACGCTCTTGATTTCATTCTTGCACAAGAAATCATAGAAACGGGATTTAAACTCTTCTATGCTGTCTTGCTTCTCCTTTATTGAAACAAGGATATTGTTTACTTGCTTCATTTGTTCTTGAACCTCGGCAGGCAAATAATCCCAATCTATTTCCTCACGTTTGTATTCAGTCATTTCGGACACGTACTGGGCGGCAATATCCATACCAGAAGCAATATCAAATACTGGCTTCTTGAATATCACTTTCTTTCTGCTTATCTTATCGGGGTCAAAGGCAAACTGTAGCTGAAATTCGTCCTCAAACATAACAGAAGCATCATAGTGGCAAAGTTCAAGCTTGAAATCAGCACCTAACTGCTCTGCCAATTCCTTACCAAGCACATACTCAACATAAAGTTGTTCCTTATAATCTTTATAAGTCTGCTCGATGTCAGTAGTAGTAGCCTTACATTCGACCCATAAGAGCAATGGCTTATCCCTACTCTCGTCAAAAAGAGAGAAATCAATATGCACGAGCAAACCAAGTCCTTCACGCCCGTATTTCTGACTTCTAAAGCATTTATTGCTCTCCCAACGCTCATCTACTTGCACCAAGCTGTCATAAATCATATTTTCTATGAAATCACCGTACTGCATGGCAATATTAGTAATGTTTGGTCTTTCATACAGACCTTTGGCAATGGCAAGACGCTCTACTTGTGCTCTTTGAACACAACCGTTCTTGGCTATAGCGGCAAGAATACGGGCATCTGACCCACCGAGATTCCCAACTCTGGACGATATAATTTCGTCCTTGTAACCATAATTGTTCTCCATATCACTTCATTTTGTTAATAAATTGCATAATATCTTCCCTACTTACGTGACCTCTGCCTTTAGGCTGCAACAGCATATCCGCAAAGAGGTCTGCAACAACATTGTTGATGAAATCGTGAAGTGTACGTTTAGTCACGCACTCCTCTGATTCAGACATCTCAATCTTAGACTTGATTTCTTTAAGAATTTCATTGTTCTCTTCCAGCAAAGCCAAAACTCTATCAATCTTCTCTTCCATTCTCCCATCGGTTAAAATGTTCCAATGCCCTGCTAAGTGTCTGACAACAAAAAGCACTGACACCAAAATCGTTAGCTGTGGGATATAGAACTCTTGCCTCGTAATGAACTGTCTGACCGTTAAGAACTACATCAGTGTCGCTACATTCCCTACGTCTGAATACCTCATACCATCGTACACTCGGATTCTCAATAATCTCAACCATGTAAATGTACGCATTGTTACCTTTGTTAATCTGCTGGAAACGGAAAGGCTTCATACTGCCCTTACCGTTAAATTTTAATTCTAACTCCCTCATAATAATATATGTTCAATTTTATCATTACAGTTATGTTCTAATAATATTTTAGTAAATATATCAGTGGCTTGTTCTAATGTTTCAATTTTAACTCCTTCATTAGTATAGCAAAATAAATCATTAGAATTTACATATATATATATTTATGTAATAACTTATGAGCTTTTCTTGATAAAATAAAAACAGACTTCATTAAATTATAATTCCAATGATGGGCTTCCTTATCTTTCATATCATATCCTAAATTCTTTAATCTACGATTAATATTTCGATAAGTTACATTTTTATGATAAAACTTAATATATTTACCTTTATAATTAAGTCTTTTATATTTCTCTCTTCCTCTAAGCCTTTCCTTTTCTACCCATTCATCATCTATAGATTTTACATTGTATCGTCTAATAGAATCTTTTTTTGTACACTCCTTACATTTATTTAAATGACCGTCAGCCATTTGAGAATGCTTATAAAAATCGGATAGTGGCTTTATTTTATTGCATTTAAAGCATTTCTTTTCTTTTTCTTCCATAATTAAAAGGGTAATCCATCTGGGTCATTTTGGGAAGGCTGATTAAAGGCTTGTGCTGCTACTTGTTGAGCTTGCTTAATCTGCTGCTGTACGGCTGGGGCTGGCTGCTGCCCAGTAGTAGAAGCTTCCTTCTTTCCACGTTTTATCAAAACATGAGCATTGTTGGCAATGATACTCCAATATTTCACCTTTGTATCTTGGTTTATAGTAGAACGCATCATACCCGATACCCAAATACGACTACCTTTCTTAGCATATTGGCATATCTCCTCAGCATCCGCACCAAACAATGTAACATCGAAGAACTCCGGAATCCATTCCACATTAGGAGATTTGCCTTTAGGATAGCTTGCGCATACTGTAATAAATGCAAAACTTTGACCGTTCTTACTTGTCTTCAATTCCGGGTCTTTTGTAAGATTTCCCTCTACTTCAATTCTATTTACGTCCATTTTAATTCAAATTTATGTCAGTTTCAAACTTCTTTTCTAAATCATCTTCACTCATAGATATTTCATTAAGCATACTCAAACATATCAGAATATCCTTCTTTATAGATATGGCACAGTCAAACTCTTCTTCACATCCATCCTTAACTGCTTGTGAGTACATCTCAAACATAGACTTTATCTCTGAGGTCTGATATTTTACCAAATCCTCCAAATCATGGTGTAGAACCAATTTAGTTACTTCTTTCATTTTTACATTTTTTATACTATAACTTTTAGTTATAATGGTTAGTTATTCTTGTCTTAACAATGCCTTAGCAATAATATCCGGGTCAATCAGCTTTTTTCCTAATTCCCGAATAGCCTTGTTGCACGCATCAGTATTCAAATCCACATCGGGAACTAAAGCCTTCATAAGCTCATTCATTAGCTGTGACATCTTATTCAAGTCTAAATGGGCAAATTTAAGCCTCTTGAACGAAGGGTCTTTGGCAATCATCTCCTGCCTGCGGTACTTCAACTGGCAACAACTATAATCACACATAGTCCTTGCCATTTCCAGCCAACTGAAAAGCTCTGAATCCTCGACACAAGACTTGTCATACTCACCTTTAATAGAATTAAACAGAGCATCAACTTCATCTTGAATAGCGTCCATGAAAATATCATTGGAATCGGCAAACTTAGCGGAAGAATCAGCCATCATAGCATTTATTACCTTCTCATATCTACTTCTTTCAAGCTCAACCTTATTCGCCAACTGCTTTACACGAAAGCGGTAAAAGGGACTTTTCCTTAACCTAAACAGTGCAAATATCACTGTAGCACAAGCAAGGTCGTTAGTAGCCATAATATTATAGCTGACAGTGGATATTAGTGCTTCCCGTTCGGAAACAACTACATGTGTATCTTCATATTCATTCATATCACTTGTTTCTTATCTGTATGTAGCCACGCTCCTCGGCAACCTTCAAATCCGGAAGGTCAATTTCCTTAACATCAACGGGTGTTTCACCATTGATGCTGATATAATCAGAGAATCCGAAGCGTTTGACAATACGGTCATACATTCTTGGTGAACCATCGGAAGGCTTGTGCATAGCCTCCTTAGTCCAGTAAATAGTCAACTTCATTTCTTTTTAACGTATTTCGCCATATATTTGGTCGGAAACAGCTTCATATCAAACAGCCATTTGATAATCAGAATGACCGTTTCGCCCAAGCTGTCTACCGGATTGTGAAAGGAGATTAAAGTCTTCTCCCCATGCTTGGTCTTACGGGTATAGGACAGATTATACACGTATGTCCCCTTACTTATGGTAAATGAGTATGTATAACCATCATCATCCACAATAAAGCCGGGAATCATGTCTATCAGACGCATCATACTCCAAAGAGGTATGTCGCGTTCCTCGTCGTGCAAGGTCAAATCTGCCGTCCGAGGGTCAATACCCAAGCCAAGCAACAACTTGGACTGCATGACGGTCGTTGAGTTCGTATTAAACATGTTCATAATCTCATTCTTTAATTAGTTTCATCCATTTATCTGAATCACACTCGTAAAAAAGATTGCATCCACGATAGCTTTTCCGAATACCCAAGCAAACACGGATAATAATTGACTTGGTAATGCCCAGCCTGCGAGCCATCTCCGTAGCGGAAGGGTAGTGACCCACAATACGACCGTCCTTAATGACTATTACAGCCTTCTGAAAATGAGGCATCTTGGTAGAACCGTCAGCTATCCTCTTTTTCATAATCTCCGACAGCTTCTTCTTAGTTTCCTCGGAACAAGGTCGCCCTCCAAATCTCAATCTGTGACCCTTGTTGAACTGCCCCTTGCAATTCCGGTCACGGTAAATAGGTTCTAAATATAACTCCATCTCATTCTCTTAAATAGTCTTCAACATCAATACGACCCTTCTTGCACTCCGAACCGGAAACAATCAAGCTATCCAAAAAGGTTTCGCCATCGTCAAAGTGAAACGTCACAGATACGTCCCCGACCTCTATGTTGTCACTCGTATTGTCGTTACCGTATATAGCCTCTTGGCAAGCTTCAATGTAGCGAAGGCACTGGTGAAGGTCTATAGCTTGTTTAAAACTCAAATTCATAACTATTTTTTTTCATTATTTCCAAAATCTTATCTCTAAACCCACTTCCAGCTTTTTCTAAAGTAGCACGGAACTTAACCATATCCTCCTCGGTAGGGGAAAGTAAATAGTCCTCCTTGAAATCGGATTTCTCAATGATTTGTATTCCATCAGCCTCTATATCTATCAAGCAAACTCTATCATCCGTGAAAAAGCCTACATAGGACAAGTCTTTGGTTATAAACAGACCCCATCCATCAAACAGTTTTCTTTCCATCATCCAAACATCATTTTAACCAACAATCCAGTATAAGCACTCGCAAACAACGCCATTTCCAGCCAGAACAGCCACTTTTTCTTGAACAGCATGACAATGCCCGACACAAAGAAGAAAGCGGAAGGGATATACCACATACCAGAGAACAACAGCCACAAGGTAGTGCCCAATCCAGCTACTATAGTCCCACCGAAGTGAACCTTCCTCTGAAACTCCTCCTTGAACAAAGGCGCTGTACCGACAAACATCAGACCGCCACAAGCCAAGAAAGAAAGAAACTGAACACTGTCAGAAGACAATTCAAGCCATACGGGAACAAGAAGCATAGGACAGAGAACCATAGCAAGCTGAAACAGCCAAGAAGGACGGTGTTTATCCTTCAAAATATAGTAGGTATCTGAAAGCGATGCAGGCAGTCCGCATACCTTCAAAGCATAACCAATGTATGCTACAAGTGTTAATAAAGATAACAGATATAAATATGTCATTTGTTAACGATTTTAATATTATCTCAATGCAAATATAGAAAAAAAATCTCTAAAATGTAAACTTTTATTGCTGTTTTACAACATTGTGCTGCAAACTTCCACCAATATTGTCGGGATTGAACTTGTGAAAAGGCACAATGAGGGGAAATTTATCCTTAGCAAAGCCATAAGTACCTATCTTCCAGTTAGCAAGAACCGAAACTGGCTCGTCGCTACAATAAAAAACATAGGAATTGTCAGTTAACTCATAAAAGATGGGACACAACGTATTGTTCTCATTGTCGTACTTGAATCCACGGGAAAGCCAATGCTCAAACGCAACCTCTTCACGAACACGATACATCCCCTTGTCGGAATAGCAATGAGCAATCTTACCATCACTATCCAAGTAGCTGAACACAACCGTGAAAATACCCGAAACATCTGTAAAAGCATCCACAAAGTAGTAAGTGGGAACACCACCATCGTACTTAGCCACAATGTCACCACAGAAAAACTTATTCTTCTCGCGGAGAAAGTCTGAAATAGAACGAATAGTACAGCAATTAGCACCTATGACATAGGAATCCTCAACCCAATAAGAACGCCATTCGTCACCTTTGTTCACAACATAAAGCTCATGATGGGATTGCTCGTCAACAAACACCCGCCTCGCATCACAAATCACATGGTCGCAATCGTTCACAAAGATGTGGGAAGAACCTAACGACAAATCCGAATATTCACAAACAATATCATTAGCATCTAAACAATGCAAAACAAGCTTATTATCCGGACTAACACCAGATATAGCATACTTGCGACCGTTAACCGACAAGGAATAACCATTCAACCACTTGCCAGCAACAACGTTGAAATGCTCACTACGCTTCATAAATAAAATCTCCTTTCATATCATTCAAGTTTTAGTTAAACAACACCGCAAATGTACTAACTAAATTCTGAAATCCAAATTATAGAAGCGAAAATTTTAATTTTATTTCGGGTGGACGATAAAATACTTAGGTTCGTGGGTAAAATACGCAAATAAACGTTGCATAAATACAAATCAAGCATACTACCAGCCAAACCAACATACAAGGTTTCTAAAACCCCCGATTTCGGGGGAATTAAAATCATCAGTAGGCAAATACACTACACCCACGGACAATACTTCCCGAAGTCGGAATCACAACAACGGCTGAATATCAGACACTTACAACATTTATCCCCAATACGGCAATTTACATAGCGGCTGATAATCAATTGTTTAGCCACGAACCAACCACACACTGCGTTTCACAGCGTACCGTGAATATCAACAACTTGCGATTTTTTTTATTTTTTTTCGGAAGTAGGCTATGTGTACCCCACCGTTTCCGGCTACGGTTTACCCCCCCCCCATACCCATATGAAGGATTCTCTGCCCGTCTTGCTTGTTTGCAGGGGCACGGAGAAACGAACGAAGCACGGAGAAAGCATTGCATACCCGGAACAATTACGGAGGCTTAAACTAACTGAATATTTAAACCAAACATCCGTTTACGGCAAATATTGCATGCAGCTTTCGCCTTGTATGCGCGTGCGTGCGTACTCATGCGTGATTATTTAAAAAATTAGGCTTTATATAATTCAATATAACACATAAAAACAATAATATACAATACAATATGACATAGATATAATTATATATATATATACTAAATAATATATTATTATAATTATATTATATATATAATATTAATATAGATATTATTAATTAATATACTTTAGAATAATGTTTAAAAACTTGTTTTTAAACGAATGGTTATTAACGCTGCCAATGTGCGAAGCACTATATATATAATTAATATATATAATATATTATCCGTGTGTGTATGTGTGTGTTTGCATTATGGCTGGAAAGTTAGGAACTGGAAAAGTAGGGCTTTCTGTTTTTAGTGGCTACTTGTTTTTTGGTGTTGTTTTCCTTCATTATCGCTTGTTTTGTGTAAATATTTATGTAATTACGCACTTTATTTGTAAATGAGAGTTAAAATACGATAGTTGGATATATTTTTAACGTTTAATTAACATATATATCAAAAGAAAGCCGTATCTTTGTAATGTCGAAAGGGAACAAAGGAGTTCAACGAAGACAAAGCGCTGTTTGAAAGAATTACATACTGAAAAAGCGTTGACGCATGAATAGTTACAATAGATAACATTACATGCGATGGTAGGCGCTATGAAATATATAGTGTTAAGCAAGTGCAATAAACGTAATTGCAGCAAGTATGTAGGAAGTCGTTACCTATACACTACTTAGCTATATTAGATAAAGAATGATATGAAGAAGGAACGGGAAATAGGATATAAGCCTATAGATATAGGGCTATAATACATATCTGTTATCTGATAGCCATCTGATTTTCCCGTACTTCGCTGTAATGCAGCAAAAGACGGTTACAAGCCCGTAGAAATGCAGAGTACAGAAATTGAAAATCAATCACTTAAAAATATAGAATTATGAAACAAGGACTTTTGCCAAAGCAGCAATACACGCTTATTAATATGTGTATGCAAGGAGTTGAAAACGGTATCGCTTACAGTTGTTCATACTGTGGACGGACAATATTCAATTTTGCAATAATCAAAGGAGAAATGGATAACAAGGAATATGTCGTAGGTCTTACTTGCGTAAAGAAATTGCTAAATAAAACCATCTATTTTTCAAATGAAACACTATGGGAATATGAAAAACAATTGGCGGGCTGGAACAATGCAATGAACGCCCGGAAATGGTTAGATAAACACAACAACAAACGTATAAAAGAAGGGAAAGAGCCATATACACTACGTTACGTTGAGTTTACCGACAAAGTGGACGGTTTGCAATACTGTTATATCGAAATGAATGCAAATGGCTTATACCAAGGACATACATTTTGTATTGAAACAAAGTATAAATCAGTTTTTAACGGGCTTAAATATTAATACTAACAATTTAAACTATATCAAAATGAAAACTTACAATTATTTAGAGTGTGTAAAAGAAGACGTTAGAAACTACATTGAAGAAAATAAAATCGTAGTAACAAGCAGCAACCGCGAAGAAGTGGAACAAGAATTGAACGATACGTTGTTTGTAAATGATAGCGTAACTGGAAATGCTTCCGGATCTTATACTTTTTCAACGTGGCAGGCAGAAGAAAATCTATGCCATAATTTTGAGTTGTTAACGGATGCTTTAGAGGAATTAGGGTATGATTTATCCTACCTTAAAAAAGGTGCAGAGTCTTGCGACGTTATAATACGTTGTTACCTTCTTGGGCAGGCAATTTCGAAGGTATTGGACGAAATAGAAATAGAAAACGAAACGGAGGAGTAAACTATGGGAACTTATACTATAGATGGATGCAACGAAATGTTTTTAACGTTGCAAGAAGCAAAGAAACATATATGGTTGGCTTATACGCCAAAGGAATGTATTAAGGAATTAACAGACACTTGTATAGTTGGCTGGAAAGATGGCGAAGTACATTCTTTAACCGCTATCAGAGTAAATAAGAACGGAAAAGTTAGTTATGGTAGAACTGTTAAATATTAAAGTCACGGGAGGACAAAGATATGATTTTAGATATCAATAAGCAATTGGATGAAATTTTAGAGGTTTTCAATAATGATGGAGAAATGAGAAAAGGAACAATTTATGAATGTCTTACCTTCCTCTATCCATCCGAAATAAAATAAAGTAAAGTTATGATTAACAAGAATAAGACCTCAAAAGAAATTAGAACGTATAAGAACTCTAACAGTAAAATAGTAAGTATTAACAAATAAATAATATAATATGAAAACTTATAAAATATCAGATATTATCATATATCCTTTTAACGAAAACGGATTAATAGGTATGCTCTACTTATTTGTAGGGCATATCAAAGCAAAGTATATTTTTTTAGTGTATAACTAAAAGGGCAAAATGATATGAAAACGAAAGTAAACTATTTAAGAAAACATAATGATGCAAATACATATAGTCAGACTATAAGTGTTATTTGTTCAGAAAAGGAATTTATGGATATGGCGCAAGTTGTAAAAAGCTACATTAAAAGCGGTAATACTTATGCGTGTTGTGCTAAACCTATTACAGTAGGAACTAACTTTTTGACTATTAATATACTTCATAAATTAGCTTTTAACTTTTGGGAAAATAACAAAAGAGTAAAAACAGACCGTAACACAATTTTAAACATTAAAATACAATAATATGGAAACGAATACATTAAAACATACAGTATCGAAAATATACCTCGATAACGGTAATACTTATAAAGTAATAACAACCATTAAATTACATGATGAATGTAAGAACGGTACGTGTTCATGGAGTATAACGGGCATACTCCAGCAAAAGAAAGGAAACGGACGTTTTTACGATATTGGGCACGGTTGCATCCATGAGGAAATATTAAAAGCTTCTCCAAAGTTGAAAATGTTTGTAGACCTTCATCTATGCGATTGGCGTGGTACACCATTATATCCAGTTGAAAATGGATATTACTTTTTACAAAAAGATAAAAAGCAAGCAAAGGAATATTTGCGCGTAACTGATGAAGAAATGGAAATTTTGTCAAAATGTGACGACAAAGAATATTTTAAATATCAATTGTTTGCACTCGGTATTGTGGAAAGATGGCAAGCAGAAAGCAAGAAAGCTATACAAGCACTGGAAGAATTAACGGGTGATGTTTGGGTTAATCCATATAAGGAAAGCGAAGAACGCCATAGATTTGTTTTAAGCGATGAAGAACGCGAAGAAATGGAGGGGAAAATATTATCTGGATATTATACGGAAAGTGCGATACAAGAACGTAAAGAAGCTGAAAGAATCGCCAAAATAGAGAAAAGAAAAAACGAAGTGATTAAAACCTTTGAAAAAATAATAAACAAAGCAACAAAAGAAAAAGATGTAAAATTAGCTATATTAGGGGCTGGATTATTATCAGACCTTAATTCCGCAACACTATTATAAAATATTTTTTTAAGTACCTGAGCAACAAAA